ATGGAACAACTAAAAATTCGCAATATCAATAATTCTTGGGGGCTGATTTCAGTACCGGAGAATTACTCTGGAAGAGGCAATAATCTCATCCGGACAAATAAAAAGACTGCGCCAATGATGCGTAGTGGTACAGGGAAGGCTCAGTACAGTGACAGAGCCGACACCTGTGTAGTCAGTATTGGCACGGTATAAGAGGTGTCCATTATGAACAAAATTTATCGCGTTATATGGAACAGCACGCTGATGCAGTGGGTTGTCACCTCTGAGTTAGGCCGTGGAAAAATTAAACGTGCAGTTAATAAGTCAGTGAAAGCGGCGGGTTTGATGGCTGCAATGTCAGCGGGAGCTTTTGCTGCCACCTGTGATGTTGCCACCTTTAATTGTCAGCTTGGTGCTGCATGGACCCCAACTACAGATAATAACCAGAACGGGGCTGCTGTCATTTCTGACGGGAATACGTGGTCTGTTGCCGGTGTAAACACATGGACAGCAGGAGGCGCCACATTTCAGATAATTTCCACCCTTCAAGAAATTATTGACGCTGGTTATAACGTAACGCTCGGCGGTTCTGCGGTAACGTCATTACCTTATGTCGGAAACAAACTTATTTATCCCGGTTTGACCACCGCAGTGACAGTGTATGATCCTATTACCGCAAGTAACAAAACTGTCATGGTTTACAGTTCTGAGGCATTTAACGAACGGGATGCCTATACCTTTAGTCCAGGTATGAGGTTTGTTTTGCCGAATGCAACCCCCTATATTGATACCCGACTGGCAACGGTCACCAATGGCGTTGCAAATATTGCATTGAATCAGAATGAGTATAACATTGGCGAAGTAAGGGACAGTTCCCTCGTCTTTGTTGACGGTACTACAGCAAATAAATCTACTGCTAACTGGGTTTCACAACAGAAAATCCAGGCCAGATTTGTAGATGATTTATCTGGGTATTCGACACCGAGCATAGTAGACATTCAGAGCGACAGTTATTCAGGTACTTTTACCGCGTTTGATGGTACATCACATACTGTCAGTTCCCTGTCGGACTTTAAAGTATGGAATGACTGGCTTGTCAGTAAATTGTCATCAGGAGAATTAGCCTACGCCAGTTATCAGAGTGAACTGCAAAAAGCATACATATCCACCACGCAGTCTTACCAGGTCTCCCAGTCTCCGGATGGATTTGATGTTTCTGTTTATGGAAACCCTGATACAGCGTTCTTCCGTGCAGATGGTCAGAATGCTCTAATTACTATTGCTGAAGGAGGCTCGATCGATGTGAGTGTTAGTAGCACTCCTGCGTTTAAACTTATTCAACTGGATCATAACGCCACATTTATCAATAACGGCACGGCGATGAGCACCAGTAAAATCGCCCAAGTCAATAGTGGTTCATCCTTTATTAACAATGGTTTCTTGAGTCTGGGTGGTAATGTCTTAACTGGTGAATATCAAAATGTTAGTATCCAGGTTGATGGCACTAATAGTCAGTTTAAAAATAGTGCGCAAGGGATATACACTGTATCTCCACGTTATAACTATACGAATAAAGCCCAGAACTCTTATGTATCAGGAATAACGACAACAAACGGTGCCTCCGCTGAAAACGAGGGAATCATTAATACTGGTTACTGGGCGAATTCAATCGACAAGCTCCAGTCCGGTAATGTTTATGTTGCCAGAACGTTCAACGGAACTACATTCGTTAATACCTCGACGGGCCATATCAATTTAGGTTATACCCAGGACGGAAGTAGCAAAGCCTATCTAAATACTGAAAGTGCCGGTATTCGTACCGAATCTGGAGGCAGTGGCGAAAACCAGGGGACGATAACACTTAGTACTACCGCCAATGGTGTTTATGGCCTGTATGCGGTCAATGGAACGACATTGCTGCAAAATAGCGGCGTGATTGACGTTAACAGCAACGGCGGTGACGGTGAATTTGTTCCTTCTGAAAGTATTGGTATTTATTCCCTCAGTAAAACTGCAGGTACCGTAGCCAGCTCAGGTACTATCAACCTAAACGGCGTTAATAATACCGGTATTAAAGCGCTTACCGGCGGTAAAGCTTCTTTATCAGGCGATATTAATATTGCTGGCGGAGCAGATACCTCAACCGGCCTGCGCAACTATGGCGTCTGGTCAGAAGGTAACGGTTCTCAGGTCGATATTTCTGGCCAGATCAATATGAGCGGTGATGGTGCAATAGGTGTTCATGCCCGTGATGGTGGCTCTGTTACGTTATCCGGCAGCGGAGATATTAACTTTGCCAGTGGCACCAACCAACTCGGCTATTATGTCTACGGCCCCACTGCCTCTATCATCAACAACGGCACTGGTGCCCAGAATGTCAGCACCCAGGATTCCGTGCTGTTCCGCGTGGACGGCGGGGCTGACTTCACCGGTGGTGCGGGTGCAGCCTCGGAACTGACTGCCTCTGGTCAGGGGTCAACCACGATTGTTGCCAATGGTAAAGACGCGACCAGCGGCAATGTGTCTGCCTTTAATTCCGGCGGCATGACCCTCAACCTGTCCGGTGAAGACTCCACCGGCGTGCTGGTCCAGGGCGGTGCGCAGGGCAAAATCACTTCGAACGCCATCATCAACATGACTGCCGAAGGCGCAGTGGCGGGGATTGTTGACGGTCAGGGCTATGATATCAACGGTAACGCGCTGGGCACGCCTGTTTCCGGCGTACTGGCCAATGCGGCGCTGGCAGCAGGGGCCGCGGGCTTCGGGACCGGCACCCTGCTGGTCACGGAAGCCGCACTCAACTCCGCGCTGGATGCGGTGACCGGGTTTATTGCCCGTAATGGCGCTGAAATCAGCAACGCCGGCAACATCACCTTCACCGGTGAAGACACCACCGGCCTGCTGGTTGAAGCGGGTGCCCGTGGGGGGAATACCGGCAGCATCACCATCGGTGCAGGCGGCACCGGTATCGTGGCGAAGGATGCAACCGGCACCCACACCACCGTGGTCAACAACTCGGGCAATATTGTGCTTAACGGCGGCAATGTAGCAAACCGTACCACCGGCATCCGTGCCAGCGGCGCACAAACCACCGTGAATATGACCGGCGGCACCGTGACCCTCAACGGCGACGGCGCCATCGGGGTCCGCGCCTCTGACGGGGCGACGGTGAACCTGTCCGGCACCGCCACGCCGGACTTCTCTGAGTCGGCCACCGACCAGATCCTGTTTGCCATTTCCGGTGCTGGCTCCACCATTAATACTGATGTACCGGCCAGTACCATCCTGGATGCATCCGGAACGCGTTCCACCCTGTTCCGTCTCGAAGACGGGGCGACAATGGACGGCGATATCCAGGTGGCGGCCAGCGGCCAGGAAGCGACGGCGCTCTATGCCACCGGCCCCGGAACCCACGCCACGATCGGCAGCGGCAGTGCGCTGGATATCAGCGGCGCAGGCGCCACGGGGGTGATTGCCTCCGGCGAGGCCACCATTGACATCGAAAGCGGTGCCTCGCTTGCCCTGACCGGCACCGGCGCACGCGCCGGGATTGTGGACGGCAACACCTACGGTTCTGACGGTTCGCTGATTTCCACCAACAGTGGGGCAGTACTGAACAACGCGGCCACCATCACCTCTTCGGTCAACGGTGCCACTGCCTTTACCGCGCAGAACAGCGGTACCCTTGATAACAGCGGCGACATTGTCCTCACTGGTACCGAATCAACGGCGGTGAAGGTGCTGGGCGGTGAAGTCGGTAACAGGGGCAATATCACCGCTAACGGTACCGCACTGTATGTCGGTGCCGGTGACCAGGGGCAGGCCTCTTCGGTGACCAACAGCGGCACCGTGCTGGCAACGGACGGGACTGCGGCCATCAACCTGGCCGCCGGGGTGCTGAACCTGGTCGGCAGCGGCGTGGGCACGGTTGAAGCCCGCGGCACGGCTGATGGTGTGCTGGTAAGCACCGGTGCCACCGGGCTTGATGTGAACGGGGCACACATTATCGTTAACGCGGCAGGCGCCACGGGGAACGGTATTGAGAACGCCGCGAACCTGACCGACCTGCAACTGACGAACACCACCATTGACGTGGCGAACGGTGCCGGGGTACGTACCGCGGTCACCATCGACAAAACCAACAGCGGTCTCATCACCGTCAGCGGTAACGGTGAGGGGATTGCGTTCGAAAATGCCGACGGCAGCGCCACCACCGGTAACCTCGACCTGTCCGGCTCCTCCGGCCTGACCATTAACGTCACCGGCGCGGGCGGTACCGGCATTTATGCCAACACCACCGGCACTGTGGACACGGCGGCGTACGTCACCGTGGGCAACGCGGCGGGCGGCCCTGCCCTGAAACTGGGCAGCGGCGTCACGTCTGCCACCAACCGCGGCATACTGGAATCGGCCAGTGCCACGGCCTCCACGGTTGATACGGCGAATGCCACCACCTTCACCAACGCGGACACCGGGGTGATTACCGCCTCCGCCGCCGGCACACCGACGCTGGCGATGAGCGCGGCAAATGCCACGATGAACAACGCCGGGCTGATTAACGGTGACGTGGTGATGAACGGGGCGAATGCCACGGTGAACAACACCGGCACCGTCAGTAACAACATCACCACAAGCAGCGGCAATAACGCGGTGACGGTGGACGACGGTATCGTGGGCGGCAACATTGCGCTCAACGGCAACGGCACCAACACTGTCCTGCTGACAAACGGCGCGGATGTGAACACCGTCAGCGGCTCTGCGGGTGTGGATATGGTCACCGTACTGGGCAACGGCAACACCTTTAACGCCCTGAATGGCGGTAGCGGTAACGCCACTGTGTTCTTTAAGGGGGTGACTGAAGGCTTCACCATGGACGGCACCGGTACGCAAATCAACAACTACAACCTGGTGAACCTGCGTGAGGCGTCCCTGTTCACGCTGAATAGTGGTTATGCGCTGGGCGGTAAACCCACCGGTGGCGCAGCGTTTGATATCGATGCCACCTCGGTTCTGGCGGTGAACAGTCCCGTTGACCGCACCTTCACCAACAGACTGACCGGCACCGGAACCATGGCGGTGAATGCCAGCGGGGCGGCGTTTAACTTTGCCACCACCACCGGCAGCACCTTCGCCGGGACCGTGGACCTGAGCAACGCGACCCTGTCGCTTGACGGTGTGAACACCACGGCCATGACGAATGCCACCCTGAACGTGAATACCGGCAGCTTCACCACGGTGGGTGACGGTGAACAGGCGATTGGCGGGCTCAGCTTTGAGGGCGGCTATATGGCCTTTAACGCCACCGCGCCGCATGACATCGTGGCCGCCAGCCATGTGACGGTGAACACGCTGGATGCCTCAGGCAGCGGCACGGTACAGGTGAACATTCCCGACCCGTATGTACCGGAAATAGCGACGGACACCACCTCGTCCCTGATGACCCAGGATGACGCCAACGTTGGTGTACAACTGGTCAGCGCAGCGAACGTCACCGGCAGCGGGGGTAACCTGACACTTGTGGACCAGTACGGCCTCGACATCCCGGCTGCGATGCAGGTCGATATTGCCCAGGGCGGGAACACCGTGGCGAAAGGTACCTACGATTACCGCCTGACCACCGCACCAGGTGACGGCCTGTACGTGAACTACGGCCTGACAGAGCTTGAGTTGCTGCAGGACCAGACCCTGACCCTTGACGGAACCCCGGGGGCCACCGGCGCGGCAGCAGACCAGTCTGCCCGCATCACCGGCAGCGGTAATCTGACTGTCATCACCTCCGACAGCGACGTGCTGTCGCTGTCGAACAGCAGCAACGATTACACCGGCAGCACCACCGTGGTGGGCGGCACCCTACGTACCGACGTGGACGGCGCGCTGGGCGACACCGCAAAACTGGCGATTAACAGCGACGCGAAAGCGGACCTGAACGGCACTGTGCAGATGGCAGGTCAGCTGGCAAGCGATGTTAATTCCGTCCTCGACGTGAACGGCGGCTCGCTGAGCCTGGCAAACGGCGGCTACAGCAATGGCAGCCTGACCGGCAGCGGTAAGCTGAACGTGGACGGCGGCGTGCTGTCCATCGACGGTGCCAACAGCAATCTCAGCGCCACCACCACCATCAGCAGCGGTGCGGAAGTCGTCATCAACGATGCTCAGGGTGCGGGTACCGGGGCCATCGCCGATGAAGGGACCCTGACGCTGGACGGTACAACCGGTATGCTGGCGAACAGCATCAGCGGCACCGGTAACGTCGATGCGACGAACAGCACGAATGCGCAGCTGTCCGGTGACAACAGCGCCTTCAGCGGGCTGTTTAACATCGACAGCGGCAGCAACCTGACGGTGAGTGAACAGAACAACCTCGGCACCGCCGCGGTGAATGATGAGGGTAAACTGACGGTGAACACCGCCAGTGACTGGACGCTCAGTAACAGCGTCAGCGGCAGCGGCGACCTGGCGAAGTCCGGCACCGGCACCCTGACCCTGACGCAGGACGCTGCGGCCTACACCGGCACCACGGATATCAACGCCGGCGAACTGGCGCTCGGCAGCGACGCGGCCTCTGCGGTGGACATGGCGAGCGGGCTGGTGAACGTGCACAACGGAGGCACCTTCACCGGTTACGGCAGCACCGCCGGGAACGTTGATGTCATGCAGGGCGGTACCATGCAGATGACCGATTTTCTGGTCGGCGGCAGCCTGACCAACAGCGGCTCAGTCCTGCTGACCCGTGAAGACGGAACGCCGGGTAACACCCTGACGGTGAACGGCAACTACACCGGGAACAACGGTCTGCTGGCGCTCAACACCGTACTTGGCGATGACAGCTCAGTGACGGACAAACTGACGGTAGAGGGCGACACGGCTGGCAATACCCGTGTCAGCGTGACCAATACCGGCGGGACCGGTGCACAGACGGTGAACGGTATCGAGGTCATCCAGGTCGACGGCAACTCAGCGGGGAGCTTCTCCCTGACCACCGGGACCGTGGAAGCCGGGGCCTACGTCTATACCCTGGCGAAAGGGGCCGGAGCAGCGGCGAAGAACTGGTACCTGACCAGTAAATGGAAAGACAGCACACCGCCGCAGGATGAGCCAGATCCGATTGACGTTGACCCGTCGGAACCGACACCACCGGTAGTCGATCCGACCGCCCCGGACGCGCTGCGCCCGGAAGCCGGCAGCTATATCAGCAATATCGCGGCAGCCAACACGCTGTTTCACCACCGCCTGCACGACCGTCTCGGTGAACCGCAGTACACCGATGCGCTGTATAACGGTGAGGAGAACGTCAGCAGCATGTGGATGCGCCACGTCGGCGGTCACGAACGTTCATCTTCCGGTGACGGCCAGCTGCAAACACAGAGCAACCGCTATGTGCTGCAGATTGGTGGCGACATCGCGCAGTGGAGTTCTGACGGACTGGACCGCTGGCACCTGGGCGTGATGGGCGGCTATGCGAACGAGCACAGCAACACCCGCAGCGACCGTGTTGGCTACGGCTCTGACGGACGCGTCAGCGGCTACAGCGCCGGTCTGTACGGCACCTGGTACCAGAACGATGCGGACAAAACCGGCATGTATGTGGACAGTTGGATGCTGTACAACTGGTTTGACAGCAGCGTGGAATCAGACCACCGGGACAGCGACAGCTACAAATCGAAAGGTCTGACCGCATCCGTCGAAGCGGGTTATACCCTGAAAGCCGGAGAGTTTTACGGCAGCGAGGGCACACTGAACACCTGGTATGTGCAGCCGCAGGCGCAGGTCACCTGGATGGGCGTGAAGGATGATGCGCATCGCCGTAAAGACGGAACCCGCATCGAAACGCAGGGCGACGGCAATATTCAGACTCGGCTCGGGGTGAGAACGTATCTGAGCAGTCACCACAAAATGGATGACGGTAAACAGCGTACCTTCCAGCCATTCGTGGAAGTGAACTGGATCCACAATACGGAAACCTGGGGCGTGAAGATGGACGGGACAAAAGTCAGCCGCGATGGCGCGCGTAATCTGGGCGAAGTCCGCACCGGGGTGGAAGGCAAGCTGAGCGACCATCTGAGCGTGTGGGGCAACGTGGGTGTGCAGATGGGCGATAAAGGCTACAGTGATACCCAGGGCATGGTGGGGGTAAAATACAGCTGGTAAGTCATGTGTCTGAAATAGGCGGAGCCGGGAAACCCGGCTCCGTTTTTCGTGAAATCACCGGAGCCGTAATCAGGAATATGCATTTATCAGGAAGAGAGATGATGTCAAAAACAAAGCAGGAATGGCTTTTCCAGTTAAGGAAATGTACCTGTCAGGCAACGCTGGATAAAGTCATCGAAAAAAATAACGATGAACTGGTGAATTTTTACGCAGCAGCCGACCATCGACTGGCGGAGATAATAACGAACACCCTGTATGACAAAGTGCCGGCAGCCGTATGGTCGCTGGTTCGTTAAAAAAGAGGTGATCTTTTTATACCTTCCGGGCGTCCTCTCGCTTCAGGCGAGCCTCATCCAGAGATATATCAGGATTAACACCGACAGGGAGTTTTTTCTCATTTCAGGGAATATAACGGATAAAAAGCGAATTCAGTAGAGGTACATTGACTTCGAAATGGCGCCCCCTACAGGATTCGAACCTGTGACCGACGGCTTAGAAGTTCCTAGGACTATCTAAGATAACAGTAACTTACCCCATCACCACGGCGCTCACACGTCCCACCTTCTAAAAAGATAGAAATCGGTCGAAAGGCATATAAAAGCCTTTGCGTCCCATTTTTGTCTCACATCACCGGACAATCATCAAACTCACCTGATCGCGCATCGTTGATGATGTAGGTGATCACTCCGAATACCGGAGATGACACATTGTAGTCTCCAGTCTGCCCTGGTATATCTTCACGCTTTCCGTTCTCCAGATTCACCAGGTGCGGTTTTGGGTGAATACGGTAACGCTTTATCCTTAATTCATCATCTATCCTACAGACGAGCAGAGAACCATCACATGGTGTTAGTGAGCTATCCACGACCAGTAAAGCACCGTTCTGAATTCCTTCACGCCAGTATGTTTGCCCTGCTCTCATGAAGTATGTAGATGCTGGATGTTCAACGAATTTTTCGTCAAGCGATATGCTTCGCTCTACGTAGTCTGCTGCTGGTGATGGAAATCCCATGGCATGCACCTCCATATACTGTTTATTTATACAGTATTACCAATCTGCGTTACAGATCAAGTAGCAGGTGATTGGAACTGAAAAAATATTTCACACTATTATCTATAATTGACTAACGAAGCATTGAATTTCATATGGTTACTGCTAATATTGTGCTGATTTTTTTATGGATACTATAATGATTAAGTCTATACATTACATGCGCGGAATAGCAGCTCTAATGGTTTTCTTCTATCATGAAAGAGCTATGCTGAATGGCGTTTATGCGCAATCTAATTTGGGTAGCTTACTGTTTAGTAATGGCTATTTTGGTGTTGACCTTTTTTTTATGATTAGTGGGTTTGTTATTTTGCTATCAACTGAAAAGGATGGTTCGGCATCATCATTTGCATTGAAGCGTTTTTTTAGAATATTTCCAACATACTGGTTTGGAATATTTCTAATGATGGGTGTTATTATGATTACAGGAGCAAAAGAAATTAATGCTTCCGTGGTGTTGAAATCATTATTACTTATTCCATACGATTCAACAGCCGTCCCGCCATTTTTTGGGTTTTCATTAATAAGCACGGCATGGACTTTAACTTTTGAAATTTTATTTTATTTTATCTTTATGGTGTCAATGACGTTTAGTCATAAATACAGAGCTGAGATTTGTGGTGCAATAATAACTATCACATTCATAGTATTATTTATGCTGTCAGACAGGGAATCAATACTGTCAGCATACGCTAGAAATAACGGCGTGATATTTGATAATATTATTGTACTAAAAATACTCGCATCTCCAATGATGCTTGAATTTGTATTTGGCATGTTAGTATTTAAGATCAGAAGACATTTATCATTTATAAGCCCATTTATTCTATATACATCCTCTCTTGTTGCTGTATCAATGCTTTACCAACTGACAGGTCACGGTCCTTTAGGGGTTGCCATCCCTTGTTCGATTATATTTATTTCTGCGATACTAATTGAACAGAAATCGCCTATAAACAACAGCAAAGTGCTAAATAAACTAGGCGACTTATCTTATACATTTTATATAACGCATCCAATTACCTTGCTATTTTTGTATTCATTCAAGATGCCGTTTTACTCAAATAAAGGTGTTGCAAGCATGTTGCTTGTTCTTTCAATTTGTTTATTTGTATCGTGGGCCATACATGTTGCAATAGAGAAAAGAGCCATTTATCTGGCAAGGCATTTAAAGAAAGCCCACATATAGTGGGCTATTATGTTTAACTGACTATTGTCCACGTTGTGCCATTCGATATATACGACGGCATAGATCGTCTGTATCTATTATTAGCTCCTGATTCTGAGTTTCTCTGGAGGGTTGCTGTTCCTGTTGCTGAGCTTGATATGTGTATGTTTTCAATTATCGGGCAGGTTGGTACTTGTAATGTTTGCGTATTATCAATAGCCCATGAATCAGGAAACTGAAATATAATGTTTCTCAATATTGAGCTATTAGCCGTTCCTGTTAAAGATATACGACCACAGTTTGCAAAACCTCCTTGCCTAGACATTTCTACATTATCAATAATTGTTTTATTACCACCAGTAATGCTAATGTCACCACCCCAGAAAGAATCCCTGAAGCGTACATCACCATTACTATTGAACAGGTTTCTGTTTGTTGGTGCGTAAAGATTGCGTATTTCGCTTCCGCGAGTAAAAGGCAGGTTTATACCTCCTGAGTTAGAAAACATTCGATCGCCATCGCTAACCCATTTACCATTCCCAGCAACAGTTATACTGTTAATGTGATTTTGCCACGAGCACCCCTCTGTTGTAATCTGGGCGTTTACACCAGAAATCATTACATGCCCTTGAGAGAAGTTAGCGGCATTGGCATGCTCGGAAACCGCATTGTCTCTTCGAGATGTAACGCCTTTTACAATCACTGACAGGTCGCTCTGCATGTCAGTTGTAACACCGTTATAAACCAGTATTGAAGTATTGCAGTCCTGCAATCTACCGCCAACAATATTAACCGCATCCATCCTGAAACCAACAGTCTCGATATGAATTCCGCGATCGTATCCGACGATTCGTGGGCTTATAACTGTACCTCCTACCATGTCAACTGAAGTGCCTTCATACACTATTCCAGCCCTGCCGCCTTCTGTCGTAACGATAACTGGATTCTCAATTGTCACATTCTTAGCGCCAATATAAACCCCGTCTCCAAAATTATCATAAGAGCCGGCAGGAGAAGTAACAAGAAGTTGACCATTGCAGTTATATAAATCTGCATAGACAATGCTGTTATCGCTGTTAGCAAGAAATACACCATATCCGTAGTTATTTTTACCTCTAACATTAATTACGGAGTTTTTAGCTGACGTATGTCGTAGTGCTGTATATCGAATGTTTTTTCCAGGGAACCGCCCCATACCAACGTTATCGAAATTATAAATAGTATGGATGGGTGTATTACCAGAGAGGTCTTCAAGTTTCAGGATGATCTCAACCACGTCATCAGTGGCACCATTGGTGAAATCATAAGCAAACTTATGTAGCCCTTCTGCAATAAAGCTAACAGCACCACCAGTCCAGTCAGCAGGAACCTGAAACAACAGAGGGAAAGTGAATGTCATTTCGCCTTTCTGGAAGGTTTCGTACCTGGTACATCCGTTTTCGAAACCCCACGCCCACACCGCTTCGCACTGAGATTTAGTTGGCGCTAACGGCATTCCAGGAAGGATTCCGAAGTCTGACCAGCGGCATACACCATGGAGCACCCGCTTGATCCGCTGCCCTGAAGAGTTAATGAAAACAGTTCCTGAGTTATCTGTTGACGTGGTATCTGCATCATCAACATAGAACACCCCGCCTCCTCCTCCAATACCAGAATAGTAATTAACGAGCAATACTGGAATATCTTGGATAAGGTTTTCTGAATTTCTCAATGAATTAACATCTGTGAATGTGTTGTTTAATTGCCCTCGCAATGAGGATTCCCCAACACCAACCCATTTACCATCAGGATTAAGGTCAGGGTCATATACACCACCAGTAGAAGCAGGGGTTGAGTTTTCTGGTATCGTAACTGGTAACTCTCCTTTCCATCTATAATACTCACCATCACCGTCAGGAAGTGCCCAGCGTAACGCCTGATCAGCTCTAGTAAGAGTCGCTCCATTCTGGAATGAATCCATCAGCGACCATCCCATTGATGTGAGCTTTTCCTGGTAACGCACTTCCATTCCATGCCACGTAAGGCGTGGTACTCCAAATCGATCTGGCCATTGCTCATTAACCATGTCTACAGATAGGTGATCAAAGTTCTGAGCATTATCGTACAAATCTTTTGCAGCAGCGGACCCCAGCGGATTGCCGGTATTGTAAGTCGTCATAATTGGCCTCATAAACGAAAACCCGCCGAAGCGGGGTATGATTATTTTTTAAGCTACATTGCCGGGGTAGGAGGCATTGTCGTATTGATAGAAGGAATCGCGGTACTCTTTTGCTGTTACCTGACATGTTCCGTCAGATTGTGGTGCTATCTCTGATATTAACGTGCTGTATCCAACACGGGTGGATTCGCAGAATATCAGGCGCGGCGGTTCAATTGCTGGATCATTCATTATAATGCTGCTGAATTCAGGTTGTTCAGGAACAGATAATTCATAATCTCCTACTTTCGTAACAGTCAGTAAACCTGAAGCTGTGCCATCCTGATAACGAATCAATGCGCGTGGATTGTTGAATTTCCAGTCCAGTGGCTCTGACAGAGTAAATGTAGTTACACCGCCACTTGTATTCATTTCTTCAATCAACGTGCTTATTGTTTTGCTACCAGGAATATCATCAGTAAAAACAACCCTGTCGCCTACGTTGTAACAGAGAGCATCCATTTCAGTAGTGGTGGTGTGTGTCATTCGCTGTTGTTTGTACTTCATCAGACGTCTCATACCTATCTGATAGGCTCTGTCCTGGTCAAGCACTCCGTCAAGTGTATAGTCCTCAATTTTTACAGGCGTAGGATTATCTGATGTGCGGCACTGTACCGTTTCTTCAGCCCAGGTTGTCCCATTAATATAGGTTACATCAACACCATCATAGTCATCTGCTGAAGGTGCAATGAAAGCTGTCTGTAAAGGGTCTATCATTTCCTGTGGGCTAATAACACCTGTCCACGTTTTCACTCCTTCCCTTGCTACAGATGCAAGACCATCACTAAGAAGGAAATAGCTTTTACCTGCGTTAGTTACCTTCTGGAACATTTCAAGAGCAGATACAGAATCGGTAGTGGCGTAGTCAAAGAATTCGCTGTTTGGAGTCCAGTACGCAGACTCAAGATAATCTATTGCGTCGTTGTCCATTAACAGACCAAGTTCATCACCAATGTGATACAACGCACCAGAAATGCTTCGTGATACGCCAGTGTCATATATGCGCGTAGCAACAACGTTTACTCGACGATCTGATTGAGCAGCCAACTTACCACCAGTTTCAACAGTGACAGCCATAGTTGTCACACCGCTATAAGATGTAGGTCTTGCAAGTAAACGCCCCCTCAGTGACTGCCAGTACATCTGGTCCCTGCTGTTATCTTGTCCCTGCTCATTAGTTCTCCTTGCACGAACCTCAACTAAAGATGGAGTTGATAAGGTGATGCGCTCAGTAAATCCAAGACCGTTAATGTTTCTCTGGTTGTATGTTCCTGTTCTGCTTGTCCATCCAGAACCGGAACCATATTCTCTGTACTGAATTTCCCATGCTACCGTCCTGTCTCGCTTGCGACCTTTTTTGTCATATCCACATATGCCATTAGGAAAAAAGAAATTAACTTCAAACATATCTATTTTTTCGTTTTCAGGACATGCCAGAAATGGCCCCATCCATGTGGAGTTTTCATTCATCCCGTTAGCTTCGAAATCAAGAACAGTTCGAGGAGAAAATCCAGGCCAGGTTGGGTCAACAACACCATTAACTAAGCGCTGCAAAGTTACTGTGTTGGTATCAACATCAATAATTTTGTATTCACTACCTGCATGAGATACAGAAAGGCGTATATACCCCTCTGGAATTCCTGTAAATGGAGTTCCTGTCGCACTGTCGTATGCAAGCTTTATAGACGCTGTTACGACATCACCACCAGGTGGTTCTGAATGTGGCGTGTACTGAGCTATGAATAATTGATAATCAATACTGTTGTACCAAAGTGTAACTGGCATTCCAACGTATGGAGCGATCTCTGAAAGTACGTCACTGGTAATTCTGCTGTACGCACCATCGTTAGTTACGACATAAGAATCAGGAACAATAAGCTCTACAATTGCGCCTACCACCCATGAGTCTGGCAGTGTATTTGTTGTAGTACCATCATCGTTAGTTATGCCGTTAAATGTTACTGTTGCTCCAGAAACAGTAAGAGACTGAGCAACTACATCATCTGAATCTGGAGCGGTTTGAGCCATATCAAGACCAGAACCGGATGCTGTTCCTCCGACCTCTGTGGAGTTGAACCAGTTTTCTGTTCTTCTGTCACCGCTGACATTAGCTCCTGGTTCATATTTGGTATAGCTAAACCCTTCCTCAAGAGAGGTAGATGGCGTTGAACCAACTCTGATATCCCCATCACCAAATGAGAATCTTCCTCTTCCGAGAACAACAAACATTTCCACTGTCATAACAGTCGGATCAGATGGTGAGAATCTGGCAACCGGCTGAACCGCGTAATCAGGGTAAATACGACTGCGACCGAATAGCTCACGAATAGGATCGCCGAGCTTAGCGTTGTTAGCTTTAGCTGGGTTTACGTCAAGCGGGTTGCCTGTACCTGATGAATACCCGCCAAGATCGCCAACTCCTGGAGCTAAGAAAAGAGCATAAGCAACTGATGCTACTGAAACCGCAACAGCAATCCATGCCAACGCCACAGCACCATAAGGAACTGGATAGATGCGTACATCGCTATCTGACTTTATGGCGTATTCAAACCACGCCTGTGGTGGAATATTCTCACCGTCAACATCAATAGCAATAGGATGCTTCATGTCTGGCTTGTAGCCATTGACATTTTTAGCAAGCCACTGATGAATGGTTAGAGAATCATGCTCATGCGTTTCAAGAGGTTCACCAGGCAGGCGTGATGGATAGATTCGGATTGTCACTTCCAGAACTCCACTTTAACAAATCTACGTTTGAAACGCGCGACAGGAAGGAAGGTTACGTTCATTCCGGGATTACATTCAGCTACGTGAAGTTGTCCGTTAATTTCCACCACCACCCCAACATGAGTAACGGTAGAACCTGAGTAACACGCAGCCACAGCGCCAATACAAGGTTCACACTTTTCCAGGAAAAGCATGAGCTTTCTTGCCTCCCGGTTTAAACCTCCATCATCCTTTGTAACTCCAGCAAAATCAGGCCAGAGTGGCAGTCCGAGGTCTTTACGTACCTCATTGACGATACCGAAACAGTCAAGTTCAGGGTAAACGCGACCTCCCTTCTGCCATGTGACAGAAAGGTATTTGTCAGGATTAAACATTGCTGCTCCTTAACTCATGTAACGGAGACCAGGATAATACGGAAGGGTGTAGCGATGACGAGGCCATGCTGTATCAAGAACGTTCATATAGCCAGCTGTAATTTGTGCCTGTGTCGCTGTCCATGAACCACTTTTTATAGCCAGAGTGTATGGAACTGAAGCTGGAGCGCTCAGATCGGTAGACACGTAGTTACGGTAAGTTAATGATGCCTCTGAAAGATTATCAAGTGCATTACGTATCGCTGTTGAAGTAACGCCATCTATATTGTCGATAGCAAACTGTAGGTCCTGCGTACCATCGCTGTTTCTTGCCGGAAGAGCAATATCAATAGCCGTTGCCTGGAATGTCACAACATTCCCGTTCTCTGTAGTTGCGGTGATATCATCGAACCCCTTACACAGATAATAAACCTCGCTACCAATGTTTATCTGGAGGGTTTCTATAATCACCTCTTCACCAGACGAGGCATAAAGGCGATTCAGGATTGTCATGGTTCAGGCCACTCCCTGTTAAGAGCAATATCTATGATGCTGCTGTTGATGATGTAATCAGGGAAATCAGCCCATCCGGGAGCAAGAACAGGCCTTTCCCATAGCTCTAACGTTGCCGTGTAACGCCAGTAGTTACCACCTTCAATCGTTGGCCCTTCATAGATATCAGTGAACCGACATACATAAACATCGGTGTTACCAAGCGGAGATCGAAGAGGCATATTGAACCATTCAGCACCATCCGTAATGGTGTCTCTGTACCACGCCTCAAATAGTTGCGCCTCTGGATCAGTAAATAGCCATGCAACTGATGCTTGAGTAGGTGTAGATGTGTAAAGCCTGCGTTGCCTTGCCCTTCCTGATGTTAGTTCTGTCCTTAACAGAGGGCTAACAGGCTTCATTCCGAAACCTTCCTGTAGCGGGATTGGAAGGTATTCATTCGGGTAATTAATGCTGGTAGTTTTAGCCATTACCCTGTTCTCCTGTTAGTGTTCCAGCGCATCATAGCCTTCGATATATCACCCTTCCCGCTTGCAAGATCGCTGGCTGCTTGTTGATATCCCATCTTTGCACCTTCCGCCGTAGCCTGTTTCATCATGGCAATCTGCGTATCTGAAGGGTCACCATTAACATTCATGTTGATAACGGGTGAGAAGCTTGCCCCTTGAGTTGACTGCTGATTAACTCTATCCAGAGTTTCATCAAGCTTCGCAGATGTCTGTGATGTGACAACTCGCTCGCCTTTCTGCAGGAGCCACGTACCAGTTTCCGGTACGCTATCTATACCATCATGTGCCATACCTGCCAGCGCAGAAGTCCCTACCGCTGCAACAAGCGGAGCGGTTACAGCAGCTGCCGTTGCCATAGCTGCAGGAGCCAACGCTGGACCGACAATTGGAATGGCAGCTGTAGATGCGTAAGCAGCTATCTGAGCTTGCAAAGATGAAGCCTGTGCATTTGCCAGCATAGATGCCGCCGCGCTTGCCTGAGTTGATTTACCGACGAGCAATTGCACACCCTGATATACCAGCCACTGAGCAGCCATATCAGAAAGTGTTTTGATGATTGTCTCGCCAAGACTGGAGAAGATATTACTGAAGAAGTCACCAAGATCTTGAGCGCCATGAACAAGATCATTGAGGTTGTCAGAAATGGCAGATGTCGCACCACCAAGAATAGAGGTCATTGCATCTGCAGCAGTCTGATAGTAATCCGCAGAATTGTCGGCATAATCGATCAACGCATCCATGATGCCACTTTGCCAGTCTCCCATCTGCTCATCAGACTTTTTGTAGTAGTCTTCCTGAATTTCCAGCCTTTCATCTAGAGCTTGCTGGAGAGCTGCTGTCTTCTGGTCATAAAGAGACTTACTAATATCTCCGCTTTGAAATTGCTTCTGCAGGTCAGCCTGTTTTTCCAGAAATCCACGCTGAATTTCCAGTAGCTCTTTCATCCGCTGTCTGGTTTTGTCGCCCATCCCGGCACCAACAAAATCAGCATCGTTTGCTGCCTGGTCGTTCTGATTCTGCTTTCTAAGATTGGCGGTAAACTCAACAAGCTTCAGGTTTTCCTCGTTGGCTTTCTTGAGTGAGTTGAGTCTATCTATCTCAGTGGCGAGTTGCTCTAATCTCTCTTTTTGAGAGGCGTTTATTCCTGTTAGCTTGCCTGATGTCAGGTCAAATCGCAGTTTCTCAAGCTCTGTAACTTGTTGTGTTTTCTTGCCAGTCGTGTCGATTAATGCAATCTGTCTCTGGTAACTCATTTCCAGTGACTTAAATGCAGATTCCATCCTTTTTGCGTTAGCATCTGGGGTAACCTTTCCGTTTGTTCCACCATTTTTTAATGCAAATTGATTGGTGTTTCCTGTAGATGCTAATGCTACTGGCGGTTGATTTACTACAGGTTTTGACAATTCATCTCTGGCTTTAATGAGGTCATTAAGCTCATCATTAAGCGTTTTTACACTGTCATCTGCCCCGGTAAACCAGGAGAACATTGATTTGTCCTGAGAGTAAATATCATTTCTTCCCTCAAGATTTTTTTGCAGGTAAGAGATTCTCTCATTAACTTGATCGATATTATTAAGATCGATTTTTCCGCTTAGAGCAGCGAATCTATTTCCGGTACTTGCTGCAAGTTGACCTGCACCTGCTGCAGCCTTTACAAGCCACCCTGCAAGTTGAGCTACCTCTGAAACTAGGTTTGATATTCCTTGCAATACAACAGGATCAGTTAATACATCATGAAGTTTATCAAGAGAATTTTGCAGTTGACTTAGGTCAACCTTTGCCAATCCTGCTGCAATTTCCATCTTCAGTCCGGAAACCTGCGCTTCCATATCTTCGAATAACTGGTTTACTTTTACCAGATCATCAATAGCAGACTGGTCTGGAGCTACACCATAGTCTTTTGCAAGTTCAATGAACTGCTTCAGTTTTTCATTATTGTTATCGAAAAGTGGCAGAAGTTTTGATAGGTCATTGCCAAGACTCTCCAAAATGGTAGTCTTCTCGGCATTTGTACCTATCTTACGAAGTGATTCGCCAATCGCAAGAAGTTGTTTATCAGGGCTTACTTTTGATAATTTTTCTGCAGAAAGACCAAGAGCATTAAGAGCATCTACGGCTTCGCCGGACTTGTTTAATACAGCGTCACCAATCTTATCCCCGATATCTTTAAAGATATCAGCCATCTGATCTCCAGACACCCCTGCCTTTTCAGCAGCAAACTGCCAAGCTAATAGCTCCTGAGTTGAAATCCTTAAAGACTTAGCCCATCTGTCTGTTTCGGTTATTTGCTTCGATGTGCTTTTGAGTAACTGAAAACCTGCAGCCCCGACTGCAAGACCAGCAGTAACAGCAGCAGCACCAATTCCAGCAAGAGCAGTGCTGGCCTTGGCTGCGTCATCCTGTACTTGTTTGCTCCACTTTGCAGATGCACGTTCTGCCTGATTAAGGCCAGAAACGAAACCTCCCGTTTTTGCTATCAGGTCTATAGTCAGTGTGCCAAGGGATTTGCCAGCCATGCTATGTCCACTCCTGCATAGCCTGATCCAGTGAGATAGCAGGCTCGTTAATATGTGGTGTGAAGTCTGTTACTTTGAAGGAAGGAGAATCTTTTCCTCGGTTTACGTTAGCCAGCACAGAAGAAATAAGGCCTGCGGCCCATTCAGTACGCATCATTCCGTTAAGGCTCCCATACTTCTGTCGGTAAAGAACCCAATCCCGGTATTCAGTTACGCTAACGCGCTCTTTTGCCTCGGCAATGGTGCGACCGCCTATCCCGTTCAGAACTAATTCACACCAGAATTCGTCTTCTGCGCTGAGTTCGTCTTTCCCAGTTCGTTGACCTGCTGAATAGCAACTAGCAACGCAACGGTAAGGTTTCCGTCTAACGCACCGCGCTCAGGATCTGCCTCTCCTGTAACGTCAGCAACAGTAAAGACTGGATGCCCATCTTCATCACAAATTGATGAAGCAATACGACCAGCTACACCATCAATCTTCCCAGCAGCAGAAAGCACGGTAGACACAGCATCGTGATAGCCCATAGGACGGATATAGACGGTAGCAGTGATTTCTTTTTCACCTTGCTTCCAGGTGATTTCCTTCTCAACAGGACGACCGGTAAATGCGCCTGCCTGCTTTAGTGAATCCAGAGTCAGTTTCATTGATTATCCTTGATATGCGGGGTTTCCCCCGCTGTTTAATGACTGATACCGATTAGCTTGTTGGCTGTGCTTTTGGAACCCATACACCCTGCCCTGAACGTTGAATAGTCGCTGAGGTCTGGACTACGGTGTTTGCCTGGAAGTCGAACGGGAAATCTGAGACATAGCCCTGGAATACATACCAGGTGCGCGTATCCGGCAAGGAAAGGCCATCAACCGCATCTGGGTCGCCAGAAGTAGCTACAGTTGGTGAATCCGTACCGTCAGCCCAGCCGATAGCAAAGGTCAGGTTTGTCTGATCGCTTGATTCAGCAAGGTTACTTAACATCACATGGCTGGCATTTGCCGGGTCAGCGTTAAGAGCAACTGTCGCCTGACCTGGTGTGCGCAGCCCTTTTTTGTATGAGCGAGTATTGGTTTCGCTAAGGCAGGTATCTTCAATTTGGTCTGCCGGGCTACTACCAGGTGAAAACGAAGTAATACATTCAACTTCGCTTACCACACCGTTGTTCAGAACGTACATCTGAGTGCCTTGAGTCACTACTGACATAATTATCTCCGGGTATAAAAAAACCGGCTCAAGGCCGGTTGTGGAAGGTTTGTTATCTATTGACTATCCAGTCAACGTCGAATGAATATCGATACCTGAGCGTTTCAGGGTCTCGCGTCTGATTACCCCATCGAACAATGTTGGCCTTCACTTCAATCGCATTACGCATAGCTTTAGCGACAGCAATGGCTTCATCAGGGGTATTGGCATAGATATCAACCTGAAGCGAAAACATATCCGCATCTGGTCGTTGGTTTAGGAAGTTTTCAGGTGAGCCACTGATGTTTTGCCAGACGGCGTATGGATAAACGACGTTATCATCCTGAATGCCGAACGGATAAATTCTTACCGGATTACTTCCAAGTAAGGCAGTAACTTCAGGACTCGACGCGCAAACTGGAAAAATAGGAGCAATCATGCCGTCTCTCCTTTCTTCTGCGCTCGTTTGATAGCTCGGTCAATCCCAGCTTCGTAGTTAACCGAGAAGGTGTTGAAAACCTCTATCAGCCTGGAATTTGCAGCAGCACGAACGAGCGGTTTTGCTGACATCTTTTCAGTGCCAAACTCAAGAAGACGCCAGTGAGGAGTGGGGGCATCTTTCGCAGTGCTTGGATGCTTTTTGAGTACGGCTCCCTGAAGAATGCCTATCCTGAAGGCAAGATCACCGGTTTGTTTAAACATACGACCATTCCAGCGCAACGCAGCGTTATCAGCAATGCTACGTGCGGTGTGAGGATCGTCGAGCCGCTCTGCGTTTCTCTTTATCTGAGTTACGATAACGTTTCCAGCCTTCCTCAGTGCGGAGCGCCCTGTTTTGCGCTTAGTTTCCGTGGTAATGGCTTCTAACTTACCAAGCAGTGAATCTACACCTTCAAGCTTAAACTCAATGCTGTCAGCCATCCTTAACCCCCTCTGAGCACGGAAGCGTGAGATATTCAAGTCCACTATCAGGGTCAGGAAGAATCCCCTCAATGCTGTAGATTTTGCCGCGGAAAAGAATACGGTCTTTCTCCTGGATATCTTCCCGGTATCGGATAGTGATTCTGGCCGTTACTTTTACGTTTGATGCCTGGGCTGTAATGAAATCCCTGACCGAAGAGGCAACCACGCTACCCCACACATCTGCAAGGTCATTCCAGGTGTATTCCATTGCACCAGTAGTAGGTGACTGGATAGCGGTTCTCCGCTGAATGGTGACGCGGTGGCGCAGTTTTGCAAATTCCACAATTACCTCGGCTTGCCATCAAGATCGGTTTGCTGTGGCAACTCATCGTCAATTTCATCAACGAGTGTTTTTGCAATCAGAGATATCATTGTTTCATCAGCCTGAGCCAGACGGTTTATCGCTTCTGCCTGTTTCAGTTGAGACGTTGCCAGCGCTTTCAGTGCCGCCGTTAGTTCGTTTACCTGCTGCTCGTTCATAGGCAATCCTCGTCCACTTTTTAATCCACTCGCGCCGTCTGGCGCATCCTGCGCATGCCATACATGCCCCTTAAATAATTGTCGGCTTACGGAGGTCGTAAATCAGCATTGATACAGAAAAAGGAAGTTCCCCCTGTTTCAACTTTTCTTCTTCTTCGCCGCCGCGGTTACGGTCAAGATAGCCAAGAAGAACCAGCAGGGCCGTCTGAACGCGAGTAAGCGGTTCACCATCAATAAGCTTTCCTGATTCATCAACGACTAACGCTCGACTTCCCTGAATGTAGGAGAGTATTGCTGCGCTGCCGCCCTGAATTTTTAAGGTAAGGTCTGAATCTCCGTAATTGTCGTCAATACGGAGATGCAACTTAGCCTCTTCGAGCGTCACCAGTTCAATCATTGCTTATCCCTCAGGTCACGTCCCTTCTTGACAGCAAGGGTCCATCCCTTAGAGCCTGTTTCACCTGGTTTATCCGTAGTAGGTTCGTTGCAGTGCCACATAGAACCGCCCCATGTAACAGTGTCGCCAGGCTGATACTCCTTTCCGGCTTTAAACACATCACGATAGATAGTCACCGGGACGTCAAAGGACTTAACTTCCAGAGAGCCGCTTGCTCGCTCAATGGTTATTGAGAAAGAACGCTCGTTATCCTGCTGGATATCAACAGCGGATACGCCGTCAACAATGCATTCCCAGCCACGCATACCGTAGGTCTTCTCGTGGGAACGCCACAGACCTCCGTTATGTGTTGCGTAAGTGCCGCGAGGGTAACTTTTCTTCTCGTCTATGAATGGCTCAATCTCAATTGCCAGAGCATCGCGCCCATCAGCGCCAGACTCAGGTGATGGGATTTTCGCCGCTACATCTTCAGCAAGTTTTTCAACGTCTACTGGCTCTGGTAGAGACGCTGCTACAACCTCTTCAACCAGGGGGCGAAGGTCTTGAGCACTGACACTTTTACCATCCTTAGGCTTGGGAAGAGATTCTAAAGCCTGCTTTACGGCACTTTCTGCCGCGTCTGCGATGCTCTGGCTAAAGTCGGGTAGTTCTGGTGCTTTCGGTAATTCAATAGCGCTTACAGCTTCTGCAACCATTTTGGATACATCAGGAATTTCTACAGTTTGAACTTCAGGTATTGATGACCTCAGTTCTTCCAGTTGCTTTTCCAGATTACTGGCTGTTTTCTCCAGTGCTTGCTGAAAGTCATCTGCCATTTTTCGAATGGCTGCACCAAACTCTTCGCCAAGCGCCTTAATCAGGGATAATTCACGTTCATTCATTTTGTTAATAATCCTCTGAGCATTGATTTAGCTGCGAAGAGCTCTGTCTCGCTTAAAGCTTTTGAGCCATCATCTACAGGAGTTTCAACAGGCTGTGCTTCCTGCCTGCTGGTTCCAAATGGATCTTCAGATGCATCACGCCGTGCCAGCGCTGAAATACTGTAATTTTGCTGCTGAAGGTACAACGAGTCTCCCCCCTCTACAGGTGGTAGGTTCTCGCTTTTCCGCGCCTCGTTAGGGGTAAGGATAGTATTTTTGACGCCATCACCAAGCGCCTTCATTCTGCGTTCGCTGTCCATGCGTAGAAGCGCACCGATATCCAGCTCTACTCGCTTTTTAGAATCAAGTTCGAAAGCTTCTTTCAGCAGAGATTCAATAGACTCAATCAGTACCTGAAGGCACTGTGAATAATATTGCTGTTCGAGTGCTTCAACGTTATCGGAGCTTGGTATTTCCCCCACGCCAGCCTTATATGCCGGGACGTGAAACGCTGAGCAAACCATTTCAGCTGAGAGTTTCTGTTGCTCGACAGTCTGCGCATCAACTGCCGACATGGTGATAGCTTTGTATTCTGCGCCACCTGACAACAGACCGGTCTTACCAGCGTTTTCACCCGTATAACCTACATCCCATGCTTCCTTAATTTCTTTTGCTTTTGCAGCATCAACAGAGCCTGGGATTGTGATAACGCCGCTAGGTTTTCCGCCATTCTTAAAGAAGAACGCAGAGCTTTCCTGAATGTGTTTACCCTGCATTGCCGCAAGACCGCAGGCATAAATAGGCGAAATACCAATTAGAGGGTGGAACAGGCAGTTGAAACGGTCGTGAATGATTTCGCGAGCAGGAACGGTAACCTGTGTCGGTAATCCGCTAATCTGGTCAGGGCTAATTTGGTAAAACACTGAGCCATCATCAGCTACAAGTGGGGTGACTTTATCAGGGTCAAGAATGCGTAGCTCTGTAATCTTTCCGGCATTGTTTTTTACCTTCATCACGTAGGTATTACCGCGAGAAAGCTTTGAGTTAAGCCACGTTTCAAAAAACTGAATAGTGTTCTGAAACTGGTTAGGCTTGCTTATCAGGCTGTCGAAACTGGAATCTGATATCTCTTTCCAGATACCGTTAGAGTCTTTGGCCTGAACTGCCGGGTACATTTTTGAAATGTCGCTGGCGATCAGCGTAATGCAGGAAAACACCGCGTAATAAGAGAGAACGGTCTCATTCCTTATTTCCATGTTTCTTTGCCATGCACCTGCGAAAGGTTCTCTGACAAAGGAAAATATCGGAGTCCAGACGCGAGATGATGGTTGCTGTAGTGCTTTCTCTTTCCGTCTAAAAGGATTCCACATCAGCCACTCTCCGCTTTACCTGTTTTCTTTTTTTGTCGTCCGGGCTTTTTACCGGAGATGTATTCTGCTTTATGAAGCAAGACCAGTACCCTGGCGCACTGGTCATTCACAGTCTTCTCATCACCAGGAAAAGAGTCATGTGTACGCTTCAGATATCTGATCTTCGCCATATGAAATGGCGGGGTTTCCCCCGCCCTCCTTCTTAGCTTGTAGCGCCAGTGCTGTAATCAACGCCAGAGATAACAGCTACTGCTGCATCACGGCGACGTTTCCAGTTGATCCAGCGCTCTGCACGGATTGCCACGCTATTGGTCTGGAACATCGATACCAGTTCAATAGGAGTTGGAGTTGTGCTGTCGTTGGTAGGTGCGCTCTGCATTTCCAGAGAAGCTTCGCGAGACATATCAACCGCCACGCCACCATCATCAGCCAGATAAACATCTGGAGCGTTAACCAGCACCAGTTGATTGCCAACGTACTGAGAAACGATTACAGGCAGCCCCTGGAACGTACCACCAAGCATGGTCATATCCGGATACTCTTTCTGACCAAGCGCATTTTTACGCATAGACAGGGTGAGAGCAGTGGTGCTGGACATCAGCCATACAGCGCCATTCGGCTGCAGGTTGTTGGTAATGAACTGACCAAAAGCTGCCGCCGCATCAGTATCAGGATCGCCACTAGAAGGAGTAGCAGTGATGCCATTTGTGATAGATGCCGGAGAAACATCGGCAACTGCCGCTTTAGCAGGGTCAATGAAGTCAGTATCCAGGCGAGCAATAACAGCTTCTGCAAGCGCGTTACGCACCAAAGCATCTGCAGACGGGTTAGAGAAGCGGATCAGTTCTTCAGTCAACACCGCGATTGATGCCACTTTTGAGAAACCAAAGGTGATAGTCTCGAAGTCAAATTTAGTCAGAGGCTTGGCTTTACCCTGACCTACCCAGTTTGCAGAGCCGCCTGATGTTTGCGCGGGGATGCGAACATTGAACGGAACCTGGCGCAGAGACGGGATATTACCTTGACCAAAACGACCGATAATGGTCTGAGGACGCAGGAACTCAACGAAGTCCTGTGCGTAATCTTGATATTCTACCAGTGCGCCAGCCCAAGTAGGATCAGTGGTGGTTCCAGCACTAACAGCGGCCTTCAGGACGTGGTGAAGTTTGGTGTCATCCGGATACTGATTTTTCGCAATCTGCAGAGCTTCAGAGCGGCTACCATTACCTGCTGCCAGAGACTTCGCGAATCGGGCAAAAGAAATACCTTTTTCCAGTTTCGGCTCGACGCGGATGATGGAAGGCGCGTTATTTACTACAGTCACCTCACCAGATGCTGCTTTAGTTACCGGCTTGGCGGTTGAAGCCATGCTGGTTTCCATGTCGCGAAGACGCTTGAGGTGTTCGTCTACAGATTTGATTTCTGTTGACGTGTTGTCATAGCTTTCGGTTTCTTCTGCATCCAGAGTGCGGCCTTCATCAGCGGCTTTGCTCATGATGTCATTCAGTGAAGCGGCCAGCGCTGCACGCTTGTTTTCGAAACTTTTAATCTGTTCAGCGATATTCATCGTTGGTTTTCCTTTTTGATAAGTTTGTTTTTGTGCTGTAGCGCCAGCGGATTGATTTGCTTTAACCACAGGTTTCTCATTGCCAAGCGCGGCGAGTAACTGGCGGTCAAAAGATTTAACTGTCTGAATTGAGCAGTCAGAATTTGCAGGGATTGTTACAGCGGAGACTTCGAGCAATTCCCATTCGAGAAAATGAACGCCACCGCCGTCGAGATATGCGTATTTGATTGGCTTGAAACCAATCGAAAGCCCTTTTACAAGGCCTGATTTGATGGATGCCCACGCTTCCTCAAGCCTTGCCGCTAATTGCGAAGGCATATCAGGAGTTGGCTTTACCAACTGTGCTGTGATTTGCAGCCCCTCTTTAACTTTTTTCGCTGCGCAATTTCCGATTGGTTGTGAGCGGTCGTGTTGCCATAGAAAAGGGTTTTCGCTGCCAAATTTCGCACCATCAGGCTCCAGAATGTCGCCGTCACGGTCCGGTGATGGTGTGGAGGCAATGCCGGTGATAATCCGTTTATCCTCATCCACCGCTTTCACCGTCATGATGGTACATGCGCGGTCAAGCTTCATTTTCTGTCCTCCAGAAACGAAAAAACCCGCCGAAGCGGGTCATTAACTGACGTGAATGTCATATGAAAAATACCTGGTAATCTTGTTTCTTCGCCTCTGGGTTCAATGCCATTAACGAGACCGCGTTAAATAGCGCCATAAGGGGGTCGATTTTCCCCTTGCCGCTGGCCTGTTTGGTAATCAGGATGGCGTTTACCTTTGGCTCCACCCTTGCATTACCAACGCACCAGGCCATCATTGGCTGACCGCCATGAATCAGGATTCCTTCAGCAAGCTTTCGCTCGGTAGTCTTGATTGCACCACCTAATTTCCACCCCTGACTGACGCCTACTACGGCATCTTCAGGTATTTCAGCCTCTACAAGAGCATCCAGAATCTGACCTACGCCTGAGGGGTCAATGCCGATTTTGTCGAGTAGCTCAGCGCCATGGATACGGCTCACGTACTCTGCCACCTCTTCAGTGTCCTGCCCCACTCGCTTAACAATGGTCAGGTCTCCAGCTCTAACAAAGTCGTTAAAGCGCGATTCCTCGCTTTTACGGCGGCGTACAGCGATTTCATGCGCCCAAGCATGGCCCCAACCAATCCATTCTCGAGTTTCGGCATCTCTCCCAATGACATAAAGCCCTAAAAGGTCATCCAGTCCACCGCCGTCAATACCAACCGTAACCACCTCGGAGCGAGAAAGAATGTCGTTAAAATTGACAGGCCTGATTTGCGCCTCCCAGAAGTCAACGCCAGCCCATCGGTCACTGCGCAGATTGAGTCCGATCTCAATATTGAGGTGTTTAGCAAGGAATTGCTGTAACGTGCCGTCCGTTTTGTTCTGGTTCTTCAGAAGTTGGTCAGCAATCCATTCTTCGCTAACAGATCTCCCGATGTTTGGATTGGTGATATAGAAGTTTTTAGGCTCAAGGTAAGCCTTGCTTTCAACCATCGAATCAGGAAACTCATAAAGAATTCCCAGCGTTTTCTGGTCTTTTATCTTCCCGTCACGCACAGAACGCCAGTAATCAAGGCGTTCTTTGAACACACCTGTTGGCGGCTCATCGCTTTGCGTCGTCAGGAATATTACCCAACCTTCGTTACGAGACACCTGACCGCCAAGCGCCTCCATAAACATAGCTTCGGCATTAGCACGCTTGCCAAATAACCAAAGCTCGTCGACAAGAATTCGCCCGGACTTCTTACCTGAAACCGTATCGGTGTCAGCCGCTACAACTTTGAGTGTATTTCTCGTAACACGGTGTGTGATAGTTCGGATATGGTCCTGAATCTGGAACATATCTGAAAGCTCTTCATCGGCACGTATCATACCAGCAGCAGGTTTGAAGCTGTTGTCAGCTACCTCTTTAGTCGGTGCCAGAATCAGGTGCTCTTCATCTTCACGCCAGCACAGGATTAATGCAGTCAGCATAATTCCTGCGGCGATGGTCGATTTTGTATTTTTTTTCGAGATGAGCAGACCATATTCGCGGATTAGCTGCTTCCCTGTCTCAGCTTCATAGCCGCCGAATATGGCATTAACAAAGTCAAATACCCACTCCTCTGAGCATTCACCAAATGTCGGCTTACCTGGCAAATCAGAAACGCGCAACTCTTTGAAGATGGAAAGCGCCTGCTCTGCCTGGTGTGGAAAAATGGGTGGAGGAATGATTGACTCGCCTTTAATCAGTTTCGATTCCCAGTCAGGACAAGCAGTAGACCATTCAGACATGGATTACCCCTTGTTATTCACGACCAGTTTAGGTGGCGTCATTGCTCCAAATTTATTAACAGCTTTTTTAGCGGCCTCGTTCTTGGCAGCCTTTTTCCCAGGCTCGGCGATTTTCTGGCAAACATAAGGAGCAAGCTTTGCAGCAGCTTCAAGACTCAGTTTTGGATCTACAATTATGTTGTCGCTCATGATTTTCTTCATGACTTCAATGGGGTCTTCATACCGAGGAGGAATCTCGACATGAGGAACCGACTCGGTTTTATATTCTTCCACTTCGTCGCAAACTCCATCTGGAAGATTCTTCACTCGCTCCATGTAAGTCAGGACATCTTTGTCTTTAGCCAACTGACTGCCTTTAATCTTAGCTGTCTTTTCGCTATATCCTGCCGATTTCGCTGATTGTGTTTGGTTTTCGCCCCGCATCAGGGCATCAGCAAACTTCTTTTTTTGCCCTGTAAGCATGTACGCCTCATAGGTTTATATGGTTAACGCTGGGGTTAACTAATCCGTTTAAGGGGAAATTTTCTGCGCGTGAGAGGGGGCGCGGTGTCGAGCGGGTTCGATGTTGACACCCAACCATACCCCCCCACTATTTGGTCAGAGGATTATGATGCCATCCTGTGATTTATCATGCGGCACAGGATGCCTCATGGCCTCACTGTCAGGTTGATTCGTTGATGCTTCACGCGATGACTTTCCAGAGTGACACTCGATGCACAGCGTCCATAGGTTTCGCTCATCATTGTCACCACCGAACTGTAGAGCTATGCGGTGGTCAAGCTCACTGTCATGCAGGTCTACTACTCGTTTGCACATACAACAATGACCACCATCTCGTACATAGATACGACGCTTCAGGCTTACCCTTGCGCTTCCACTAACACGACGATGTTCACCATAGATTGGTTTGATGCGTCGAGTGTCGATAGCCTTGAGGCGTGGCTGTAGTGTCTTGAGTTTAGACATGTAACCTCCATGCTCTTCGGCGTTCTGTTCTTGGCTGATTGTCTCTGGCTGGCTCTACAGGATTACCGTCTGCATGGTCAACGAGTGAGTAACATGGATAGACAACAGGACCACCGTAAGCATCACCGACTGCATAGTCCGCTGCTTTGCTGTAGTTCCACTTATCGAGCACTCGCTTGATATGCTGCTGAGGAACGCTGTAGCAGACGCCATGTATCAGGCGAGGCATGGTTATATAGTCTGCCTTGGTCTTATCTGCTGCTATTAGCTTTGTGGCTATGTCGAGTTGATATTGAGGTGGTCGCCCTGTACCGAGATAGAATGAGACCAATGCATCGGGGAAACGGTCTATCCACTCTTTGACCTTGCTTGCGAATCCACTTACTGGAATGGCATCGTCTTCTAAGATGATTACACGGCAAGACTGCTCTTCTGCCCATTCAAGGGCGCGGCGATGATTCCAGTTAGCGCCGTTATCTTTAGTGTCGACCAGCAATAACGCGCCTACTGATTCAGCAAGGCATAACGCTTTCTTGTGCCGAAGGTGATGACCAACCACTACGAATTTAATCTGATTCATGGATGCTATCCATATGACAATAAAAAAGGCCGCCTAAGCGACCTCTTGTTTTATTTCGTTTTAATCATCGGGGTAAATCAGTGGCATCCAGTGAGTTACCTTGGTGGACCCTGAATCGATAAATGCTTGCGTCCTTTGCCAGTAGCCACCCATGCAAGCCAACTTGAACACATCTCCAGAATCACTAAGTGCTATAACATCTTTCGACCACTTGCCATCCTGATTCTCTGGAGTGCGCTCTTCAACGCTTATCCAGTTACTCATAACAACCTCGTCTTAGTTGCTCGTCAATGAATAAGTGGCAGGCGGTGACGATGCCGCTTTTCGGGAGCTGCCCTAGCCATTTATATTATGTCATTTCTTATTTCATTTTTGGGATTTTTGGCCCTTTTGCCGGATTGAAAGATTCAATCTTTCTTAGCATCAGAGTCCGACAGTGCCTTGGGATGTAGTTTAGAGGCATGACTCTTTCAAATTTGATGATTTTCCCGCACGCGAAGCACCAGTATTCTGTCATTATCACCACCTCTACTTATGTTTAAACCATGCAACTTCTTTACCGATACCTTCGGACTTGAAGATGGTATGAACCTTCGGCCCAGTAATAACCTTGTCGCCAAAAGACTTCGCCACCATGCCGAACGCACCCATATCAACCTTCGTTTCAGGCGCTCTTTCAATCTTCCAGAAGCGCTGGCTTTCAATCAGGTAATGCTGACGGATGATGCGATGAGCGAACTTCATAACGTCTTCACGACTTCCACCTAACAGGCCAGCATTAAGCAGCTGTTCATTACGATGCTGCTCAATGAAGTCGCTGTATGCCTTTCCGTGGTGATTGGCTTTCATCCATTGGTCATCGTAGGTTTTATGCTCAGAACCAACGTAGATTTTACCTGTCTCCATTTCAGACCATGGCTCCCTAAGCATCTCGACATCTGTTCCATCGGTACACCAGACGAACCCATATTCTGGATGTTCGCGTAGGTGCTGATAGATATGCAGCCAGCGGGAAAAGTAAGGGCTCATTGAAACAAATGGCACTTTAACCAACTCCGCACCATCGGGTGGACCAGTTAGTTCATCTGCGATTACTACTGCTTTAGCGCCTGATATCGATTTAGCCCACAATTGAATCAAGTCAGGAGAGGAGGTCATCTTCATTCCGCGCTGCGGGTCTGGCTGGCTGGTCAGCAGAGTTGTGATTACAAGGTTATGCTGTTTGCGATATGGCGCATAGCCTGCATAACCAGTATCACGACGCTCGTTGTAGATTGCTACATTCCGCTTTACTAATGCTTCACGATCAGGACGTGGAATCGAACGACTACCTTCTTCGTATTCATCCATTGAGTGAATCAGCTTTTCAGAACCAACCACATCAGCAAACGCCCATGTCGATAAACCAGCATTGTAGATACGCAGAGCTAAGTCTGGATGCTCGTACATACCACGACCATATACCACGTCGAATCCGCCGACCTTTTCAATCGCGCTGCGGTGATAATAAAGCATTACTCCGCGCTGACCTGTGTATGCAACATGCTTATCATCGCGATAAAGCACGGTCATATCGTTAATCTTGCGTGGACCTGCAAGATCAAGAAACTGGTAAGCAAGGTGCGGCTCTGGGGACTCGATGTAAGGAATGTGCCAGTTATCAGCTATAGGCCATGCATCATCATCCCACAGGAATAGATGCTCACAATCAGCATCCATCAGCATCGTAAGGCTAGCGTTCTTTGAAGCGACGATTCCGAGTGATTGCTCATGACGTGCAAGAGTCACATTATCCGGCACTGCTGCGGCAGGATGTGAACCATCGTCAATGACAACCACAAATGCACCAGATGGTAGATACTTCATGTGCTGCTCAATGGCGCGCTTTAAAACGTCTGGTCGGTTGTGGGTAGTAATGGCAATGCCAATACGTGCAGCTGAAACGCAGGCAGGAACAAACGCGACACCATCAATAGTGACCTGCATATTATCTCCATGGGATTTACTGGCGTTCTATAGTGACTTTTCCGTAAAGCGTTTGTCGCTTCACTTCTCCGTTTTCCGCTGTCATATAGCCGCGCTCATCTTGCACAGCGGCAATCACCTCGCCTTTTTCATCGTCGGCAGTGAATACGCGCTTAACTTCAACGCCATCGACATAGACTTTATATCGTTCCTGCGCGAGATTAATTTTTCTCCCAGGATCGTCATCCAATACTGTAATTCTCATAAGCGCTTCCTTTTAGAAAGTGAGCCTGTCTCACAGAAAAGCCGCCCGAGAGAGGTCGCCACCTATAACGGCTATTCTCAGGCTCGCTTACTGAAAGGCTCTCGTTGATGTGCGCGTGAGATGCGCGGTGAAGTTGGGGTATAAAAAAGCCCGACCGAAGTCAGGCTGTTCTGTTTAGTGGGTGACGAATTACTTCAGGCATTGTGTCCTGATGTATTCCTGCAATGTTTTTAGTGCTGATTGGTCACTGATAATCCCATCTCTGATACTGAGAACGTTTCGTCCAGCAACTGGAGAGAGTTCGACGGTAGCATCATTGCCCACGCCGGAGGCGCTGGAGGTTTCGGTTGTGGCTGGCATTGGACACTTGCCTTTGACGAGCACCCTGCCACCATTATCAAGCTTGCGCTTAAGAGAATCGTTCTGAGCCTTAGCATCAGCAAGCTCCTTTGTGTATTTGGCATCAAGTGCCGCCACGTCTCGCTGCCGGGTCTGCATGTCATTGATGGTGGCATTTGCCAGAATGAGTTGCTCTTTGGCTTTATCGCGCTGGTCTTTGTAGGTGATGGCGTTACTGCGGTAGTGGTTAACTGACCAACCAAGCGACACAATGATGCAGACAACCACAGCGATGATGATTGCGACTATCCTGCTCACTTGTCACCCCACATACAGACTTCACGCTCAATCTCTCGTCTGGTGATAAGCCCTTTCCACTGCTTTCCGCCAGCATACGTCCAACGGCGTAATTGTTCGCACGCGCCTTTAATGTCACCCTGGTTTATTTTGTGAAGTAGTGTTGAGGTCTTGAAGTTTCCGGCACCAACGTTGTAGACGAACGAGTAAAGCGCACCGCGAGTTGTTTCGGGGATTGGTACTTTGATATACGGGTTAATTTGCCTGGCGACCGTGTTCAGGTCTTTATTCAGCAGCGCCTTACACTGAGATTCTGTGTAAGTCTTGCCGATCATGATGTCGTTCCCGGTATGCCCGTAACAAACTGTCCAAATACCAACAACATCGCGGTATGGCTTATATCTGACCCCCTCCAGACCATCATTACCAGTTGGCCCAGTAATCAGTGCAGAAGCTATTGCGATAGCCCCACCACCAACGGCTGCCAGTACGCTTTTTCGAAGGGTGCTGTTCATCAGATTTCCTTGGGTGCTTTCTGACCGAGTTCGGCGATAACCGTGGCTGTAGCTGATGGATTTCTGGAGTCTGTTTTATTCAAAATGTCCTGCAGTATCTTCGTTCGCTTCATTTGCTCACGCTTGTTGAGCCGGTAAGTCAGAACGCCGAGGATAATGCTGAACGCGACGCCAATAATGAAGCCCCAGTCCTGTAGAGAAAGGCTGGCAAAGAAAGCCGCAAGACCAGCGCTACCGTATGAAGCATTGCTGTATCTTTCGTCCATCTTCATTTTCTCACCCCCTGATTTCGGGGATCTGTTCAAATTAGGAATTAACGTGGTTGTTGAGTGAACAAATCCAGTATACGTTTATCAGTAACGTGGTTTGTTCGTGACTAAAGGCATGAGCAAATCAGGCAGGAGGCTGTTAGCGCAGTCTCTTGCCGCCCACTTCACGAAGCCCCGCCGATGCGGGGTTTTCTATTTGTGCAAAACGCCCTTATCCCCGTAACCACGAAAGTTAGAGGGTATCTGTATGTGTTCTGGTGTTTGGTGATGAGGGCGCTTTCAGAAATGTCGTGCCAGAAATGCGAAAAGCCCCGAGCTATTAACCCAGGGCTTCTATGGTCACTTTCGTAACCTGTACCGCGTCAACTCTTACAGACCTCTCAGCCTGTGATGGTTGGAGTACCAGGCCATTAGCCGAAGATACCAACTAGGCGGAATCGGTGGTGAGCGCCGCCTCGGTTATCTCACCACCACGCTCTTTCGTCTTTGACTGCCGAGCCTACATAAAATATATACCTTCAATTTTGCGAAATCAAGTTATTTAGGACAATTTACCTAAATATTATGCTGCCTGTGGAAATTCCTTCTCAATTTCGCGCTTCATCGCATAAAAGATTTCTGAATCGAGCACATTCTCGCACCAGACGACCCTACGCCTGCATGACTGGATATCCATTCCAGTGACAGCATTCATCAGCCTGGCGATATCTTGCGTGCAATTGCGGTTGCAATATCGCTTAATAGCTACATCGCGGACAGGGCTTTCACGGTGAAACGTCTTGACCATCACACGTTCAACGAAAGCAGCATCATCGGATTCTTTGGCGAGAGCGATGATGTTGCTGAACGATGATTGAGGAATGACCAGTTCGCGAGCTTTCTGATATAACGCATCTCCGCGCAGCCCATCTTCTTTGTACAAGCGCATGACTACAGACTCAATCTGCTTGGCCTTGTCATCACTCCACTGGCTACGAATCATCAGGCGACCAATAACGTTAATTGCACCACCTGGAGAATCATCGCCGGCGTTAACCTTGCCCCATACCTGAAGCATGTAATGAACCCATGCCTTCTGGCGTGAGTTGATGGTTTTCTTTGGGTGCTTCCATACGCGTCGGAAATGAGCATCGTCGATGAAGTTGACCATGCTGAATATCGGAGTATGTCTCACGCTAATATCTCCTCTGCATATCTCTCAAACCAGAAAACGACCGGCTTATTGACGACTTCAACCAGACCAAATCTCTCTGCCGTTCTGAAATTAACTGAAGCCCTAAGCCCTCTTTCTGCCTGCAGTTGAATCTGATTTCTGAATTCTTCAATATCGAAAACTGACTTAAATAGATTGCATGGGGCGCAGGCGGGGTTCATGTTTTCTAGCGTGTCATGCTGAGGTCGGTAAGATTCTCCTGTCTGCTTCAGCTTCCATTTTCCTTTTCTTCTTGCTTCCTCATCAATTTCAAGCTTTCTATGAATTGCTTTAACGTGGTCGGCATGCCAACCCTTTTCAGGTAGCTCACAACCACAGTAAGCACAGCGGCCACCAAACTTCATGCGCAGTTCTGCACGCTGCTGTTTGCTAAGTTTCATGCTGCATCACCTCCGGTTGGCTTATTCGTACCTAACCGGTTACGCACTTCCCGCAACTGCTCTCGCACATAATCAAGACTGCGCTCAAGCTCATGCTCTTTGCCAATCAGCACCTGCTCGGTATGCATATCGCGCTGACGCTGCCATTTGACTTGCTGGATGTTAGTTACGCTGCACATGATTTATCCCCTTGCACCTGAATGAGCGTTAGGTTTCCGCAGAACACTGCGCCGGTATCGATATACATCTGGTTGGAATATTTGAGAGGCTGCCTTGCTGGGGTGTGACCGAAGATGAACAGGTCTGCTCCTGCTATATCCTTGTGATACCCATCCATCGCATCGCTGATTCTTCCCCTGTTCCAAATGGCTCGCTCAGTATCAATGTCCTTCCCATACTCGTATTCATCTGATGGATAGTCAGCATGACAAACGACCACTTTTTTACCGCGCGTCTCAATCTCAATAACAAGTGGTAACTCTGTAGCTTTATGAACCAGAGCCTTTGCCAGAATTTCTTTGTCATAATCGAGGTTAAAGAACCATCCTCCGCCGTTAACAAGCCAGTGATTCACGTTTCCATGCTCTGATAGGCCGTCAATCATCATTTGTTCGTGGTTGCCTCGCACTGCCTTGAACCATGGGAATGTTATTAACTCCAGGCACTCAACGTTTTCAGTGCCGCGATCAACAAGGTCACCAACTGAAACGATCAGGTCTTGCTTGCAGTCAAACTGAAGTCCATCAAGCTGATTCATCAGGTTCGTGTAACATCCGTGAAGATCGCCTACTACCCATATGTTTCGATATCTACTGCCATCAATCTTTTCGTATATGTTCATTTCTTCCACTCCATCCACGATGAACCATGAGAACGCCGTTAACGATGGCGTGATACTTTGCTTCGTTGTCGTATGCGTAGCGATTAACTGTGTTGCGATGGCAAGATAATCTCCTGGCTACTTCTGTCTGATTACCGTATGTCTCAATGAGCATGTCGGGTATGGTTTTTACAGAGAACGTCATGCGGCCTCCATCCTGCTGTTACGCAGGTCTTTAAGCTTCTGCTGATACTCTGCCTTAATCGCCTTGCACTCTTCGGTAGTCCAGCGATGGCGTTTGTGGTCAGATTCGATTTTGTTTACTTCCGCTTGCCCGATACGCTCAATAAGCATCACGCGATACGGAACCAGATTCCCGCTCTTGTGCTGATTGCACACGACGCATTGCTTATGGATATTGCGCTCATCGAATCGGAGTTGAGGTGCCGCAGCAGTCGAGCGGTAGTGACCCGCATCCCACTGAGCAGACGTGAACGTTCCGCACGAGATACATGGTAAGTCGCGGTCTCTTTCTCTGATGAAGGCGTTTACTGCTTGTTGGGCTTGTTTAATCCAGTAACTGCGGGGCTTTAAGGCGAGCTTTCGAATCTTTAACCTGTCTTTCTGTTGTTGTTCCTCTCGTCGTCGCTTCTTGTCTGCTGCTTTCTCTGCTTTTTCTCTCTCCTTGCTTCGTCGCTTCAGTGCTAATTCAGTTCCGTGTTCTGGACTACACCACCACTGATTTGAGAAGGCCGGGTGGAACCATTCATTGCAGACTTTGCATTTTCGCCGGGGAGCCTTAGCCATTTAATACTCCAGTTCAGTATCGTTTTTCAGTTCATGACTTTTGCAGAAGCTTTGCCAGTTCTTCTCGATTTGCTTATTGCCAAATTTCACACGGCAATTCTTAGCGTTTTTAATAGCCATAAATGAGCGCTTACCCTCAGGAAGTTCAGCGCGGAATACCTCAGCCACAGGAACGAGTACGAAATACAAATACTCGGCACTATTTGATGCATTACTCATCATCTTCCTCCGTCATAAATCCGTTAGGGTCTGGATATAGCTCAATTGCGCATCTGTCACATACGTGAACTTCAAGAGGCTCAAGTTTTATCATGCAGTTAATGCAGTAACCGGCGCGACAGTTACTCTCTGCGTGATATTGGGTTATTTGTTCAGGACTAAGCATCAATGCAACCTCGCTGCTATGGTTTCTTCTGGCATGCCGCCCTCGATTAATCGGATGAGAATTGTTTTATCACCGATGTCCACGCAAATAGCCTTGTCGTCATCTGCGAATGTTGTCGCTTCCAGATAGTCGAGCATGAGGTTGAAAATCACGTCCCAGTGGTCGATACCGTCACTGGACATATCCTCAAGCAGGTCATGCAATCTGTCGGCGTAATCGTCTGCTGAACTCATTGCCATATCCTCTGTTGGTACTGACTCCTACCCTTTGGATCGCTTGCGTACTCAGGCAACAAGGCTCCGACTTTCCACAGGCGTGGGTCAGCGCTTAGGTGCTTTGTGGTCTTTACGTTGCGGGAGTGGTAGAGAGTGATTAACTGGTTGGCTTCGTCGGTGGTCATTGGCGGGTGGTAGATGTATGTTCGTCTTGCCACACATCCTCCTTTGTCTCAGGCAGTGGAACATTACCTACCGGTGACCTTTCGCACCGAATACACCATCGATGCCAGTACGGTTGCCCGGGTCGAAATCGATAGTCGTCTTTGCGCTCTCCACATCGGTAGCAATGTTTCATGCCGCATCTCCAAATCTGGATTTCCACTCCAGTGCTAGCCTGGCTTCATCAGACCATTTAACGTCATGCTCAGTACCGAATGCCTGAATAAGTTCCAGAAGCTCTCCGAACTCACTTACGCGCATCTTGCTGGTTGACTGGCCTATCACCACGAATCCATCGCCATTCAGGTTAGGAACGACATCCTGCTTCTTGAGTGCTGCAGTGAAGATGCACTTCCAGCTTTCAGCATCCAGCCATCGACCATGCCAGTTAACCTGGCGAGAGACGTCACCTAAGCAAGCCCAGAGTTTGCGATTCTGGTCTAAGCTGCGGTTGCGCTCTTGTACTGTGACGATGATTGGTTTGGTTGGGTCGGGGAAGATTTGCTGTATGGCTTGAATGGCGTTCTGCTGATGAATGGGACTTCTTAGCTCAAACGTTAGTTTCCTCATGGCATACCTCAGTATGAGTAAAGGCTATATCCATTTTTATTTGGCTGGGAACCATAACTGTATAGACTCCAGTTATCATGTTTTCTCTCGCCAAAAATCTGCTTGCGCATTTCTTCCTGCTGGCGATGCCATAGTTTCATCATGTCTGGCTGGTTCTTTTCTCGCATCTTTCGGCACTGCTCAAGGATAAATTCGAGTTGCTGCTGATTTGTCATACTCACTCCTTCACTTTGATTCCAGCGGCGAGGATGTTTTCCTCATAAGCATCCATTCCATCACCGAAGCCATTGGAATAGTCAACGGTATAACCTTTGGTTAGCGCTTCTCTGCTGCTGATAAAGCGCGGTGCTTTTATCTCGATAGCGGAGCGAGACGCCTGCCATGCTTCCCATCTGAGTTGAGTTGCTATGTGAACATACTCACCATCTTTCAGTCTTCTTGCGATGTCGTCACATACAGCTCCAGGCCTTTCGAGCATGTAGTCGTGAAACTGCTTTCTTGATTCGTCCATATCACTCACCCTTCGTTTCTCGCCATGTCCACAACGCAGACTTTTTCATAATCTCACGAACTTGATGATTCAACTGGTCGGCAGGGAACGCGGCATCGAATGCCTTCGTGAAGTCATCAGGTATTTCTTTGCAATCGCATTCGACCATGATGTGCTCTCCCCATGGATGGGTAGCACCTGTGTCTTCAAGTCCGGTGTCGTTGCATTTTTTACACTTGGTCATCATTCCTCTCCATCACTCATCAATGAAAATCAGTCCTTTCGGACAAGAGTCCCAGAAGTTACCTTTGCGGTCTGTCATCGTGTACCAAAGCCATTTGTTAAGACGAGACTCAACGCGCTTCTCTTTGACGAAGTATGCATCACGGCGTGGATTGTCTTCACCTGCCACAAGGTTTCTCATTCGGTCGCCAAACTGAGGCTTTCGACCTGCGTTAATCGCTGCTGCTTGTTCGTGAATTTCTAAAATGTGCGGATATGTCATCATTCCTCTCCATCAGTGTGCTGGGGTGTTATCAGAATTTTTTCATGGCAGAAGACCAGTCTGCCGCATTTCTTTTCTCGCATTGAGCGCGGCTCGTTGTGTTTCGTACCTTGTTGGTAATGCATTTTCCCAGTCATAGTCCTGTCCTCCCCATTTATTTGAATATGATGGAACAAGCCACCATCCTCCCTGATGTTTACCAGACCAACCGCCCTCCAGAACGGCAGTTCCTCTACGTCCGCGGCTTTCTATTTTAATTTTCACCCTCTCACCTCACTCTGTTTCTGATGCAAATAAAAAAGGCTACCGTAACCGATAGCCCTGTTAGTGTTTCTGCGATGTAGACAGTCATTCAATACTCCGTTACATTCTCCTTCCGCCATACTTCGTCATATTCTGACTTAGGCATGTTGGCAATGTAGTTATAAGGTGATGCGCCATCCAGTTGGAGGAACTGATGTGATTGTTCATCAAGGAATAACGGAACGCCTCCCTCCCATCCTTCTCCATTTCTCTGTTTTTCAAGCATCAATACAGATGCTGGCGCTGAAAGAAGTTGCTCATCCTTCTCGCTAAGTTGCTCCCCTGCCTGTGCTCTCTGTAACGCCCTCTCTCGGCCTTTGTTGCGCCAGATGATAAACAGGTTGTCTGTGAGGTCTGTTATTGCACCAGAACCTTTCACGTCCATTTTTCCGGTAGGCTTTTCCTCGCTGTCACCTTTTCTGGAGTGGGTGACGAGGATGATGTGAGAGTTTGTTTTGTTCTTGAAGTCACAGAGTGCATCGACAAATGCCTTTTGCCCGTTGTAATCGTCATCGCCAATCCCACACTTCATGAGGCTGTCGATGATGAATAACTGGATTCCGTAGCGCCTTCTGGCATATGTGAAAATTTCAATCAGCCGTTCAGCTTTGGCGGTTCCTGTCAGGCCAAATAACCATAGCCGGTCATCGTAAAATTTAAATGCTGACTCTATCTCCAGAACAGGAGGCATCTTGCAGCATGTTGACTGCCTGGTGAGTCGTTTAAGCAAGATTCCAGGCTTCAATTCCAGAGAGGCGACACACGTTTTAACTCCCTGTCTCATGGCCTCCAGCGCCATATGCCCGACAACCTCTGTTTTTCCGTGACCATTAACGCCATTAACCAGAGTCAACTCAGCTTCACGGAACTGGAAGTTGTATGCCAGAGATTCCCATGGTGGATTGAAAAGATACTGCTGCTTGCCGTAGAAGGCGTTGATAGTGTCCTGGTAGAACTCGCGAGCGCTGTAGAGTTCTTCGGGATCGAAGTATGAAGCTGTTCCTATGTGCTGCCAGATCTCATCTTCTGTCATTCCAGCCTGGAGACATTCGTTAATATCTTTGTGTGGAAGGGTGACAAGGCGGCAACGATGCTCACCAAGTCGGCTTGCGATTTCCCTTGCAGCCTCTCGACCTACCTCGTCACCGTCCATCGAAATAAAGATTTCTTCGAAGCGATCAAGGTTATGAAACTCAAATTCAATCCACTGCTGCTTGGCTCCTTTCCCACCTCCAAACGGCACAGACAACGCGGCTATCCCATACTGCGCATAGCTCATGCAGTCTATTTCTCCCTCACACAGGACAACTGCTCGTGCTCCACCGTCGAGAGCGTGCCAGCCAAAGAGACAAGGTTCGCAATCTCCTTCTGCCATAATCACTTTTTTCCCGTTAGGCCTTTCTGTGCTGATGCGTTTTACCTGCAACAGTTCACCATCTCGCTTGTAGGGAAAGACAAGGGCTTCCAGTTCACGCTCCCCATTCCAGACCTTTCCGCTGACCACCTCGAATTGTCTGGCAACTTCAGGAGATATTCCACGAGACCTGAGGTATTCGATGTGATGCTCTGAACGGGTGACATACTTCGCAATCTTCTTGCGATCTGGTCTTGAGAATTTTTTATCTCGCTTTGCGTCAAAATGGTGATCATCATCCTTGATACCGAGAAATGCTTTCGCTTCCTGCATTGCCTGATGAAGATTGATACCACGACACGCCATCCACAAATCAAGCATGTCACCGCCATCGCCTTCAGCGAAATCCGCCCATTTTTTCTTTCCGCTAAGGTTAACCTTTAGGCTATTCCCTTTGTCGCCACTGACGTTACCAGCCACCCACTCATGTCCGTCTTTCTTGCCGTTAGGCAACAGGTGCGGAGCTACCCTGTCTACCTGCGTCCATAGCAGGTCACTCAGTTCACTTGGAGTCATTACGCTGACCTCAGATCGAGACGGTTAAACCAGAACTCAACGAATGCAGAACTAAGCCAGCCGTGGTTATAGCCAGCGATAAGTAACGATTTGATTCTGGATTTCATGGTTCACCTGTCGAAGAACACGTAGCCAGTTTTTGACACGGTGATTGCGGATGCAGATCTTTGTTGTGGCTGAACGACGGTAAGCTTTTCGTCGTTCCATCGCTGCCCGTTGAGGTATGTTGCAGGATGAAGCTTATCGAATCCGAACTGAATTCCTGCACGATTCCGGATATCCTCCGCCAACATGCTGGCAAACTGTTCTGGAGTTCCTTTGGATTCTTTCCGCCATAAGGCGAACTGAGTCCTGAATGCTGAACTGGCATTCTTCTTACCGGTTTTTCTCATTCCTGCACACCAGAAGATTTCCTCGAATGCCTTGTCAGTTTCTTCATGCCGGTAAGATGATTTTTCACTCTTCGGCCGAACACTTTCGGACATAGTGTTTTTATCTTGTATTTCTTTCTTTTGAATAGTGTCTTTTGTGTCCCCCTGTTTTGAGGGATATGACTCCCTCAATTTGAGGGATGTTTTATCCCCTGTTTTGAGGGATATCCCCTCATTTTGAGGGATGCACCATTCTGTGATGTTTTTGTTTGGGCCAAACATACCGCCCTGCTGCTTGATAAGACCCATTCTGACCAGTTGCAATTTCGTTTCGTTGCAACGCTTTACAGGCAACTTTGCAATCTCAGAAATCTGAGAATCGCTAATCCTGTCCATGGCCTTATTCCAGCCATATGTTTTTCTCAGAATAGCCAGGAGGACTTTGAACTGTCTTTTAGTCAGGTCTGCTCCGGCGTAGGCTTCAAGAAGCATGTTGGACAGCTTGGCATAGCCATCTTCCAGCTCTGCCACTTTTCTCTCCACCGGGGTCTTTACCGCCCCGAACTCTGCGTAGGCTACGTTGCTCATTCGGGTCTCTCCAGTTTGCGTTTGCTTAGTTCAAGCGCCTGTTTCAACTTCTCAGCAGCTTCACGGCTAAACGTTCGAATGAACCTTTCACGAGCAACATTTTTGTGTATTTCGTCCTGGATAAATCTTTGCTTAACCATTAAAATATCTCCTGTGCGGTTGACATAACACAGTGTTCTCAAGCGTCCAGATTGCTACCAACAACTGGACGTTTTTCTTTTGTGAGTATTGATGCAACCTGCCGCGCTAAATGCGCCATCTCATCGTCTACAACTCCCCATTCAAGCACTGCCAGAAGCATTGAGAACTTCGGAATCCAGTCTCGCTTCCACCGGCTAATCTGAGCTTTATCAACACCTACAGCTGCTGCTGTTTTCTCTGTGCCGATCAGGGCAATCTTGTTAAGCAAGGCGCTTTCAATTCGCATCGCCTCATTGCGTTTGTTTGCGTGTTCCATATGTGAATATATTCCTTAGTTAATAAGTAAATACGCATCGATTGATGCGTTGGTTGTAGGGACGAAACATCCCTGGCCTGATTGTGTAAAGAGCGTCGCTGCTTAAGCAGCCATATAGCGATGCGGGTAGAGAATCTGCATCTCGGATATCTTCCCTTCGAAGAATTTCGAGAGCTTTTCAGCCGTTTCAAGAGAGGTTACTTGCTTACCTCGCTCAATCCGGCTCAGGTTCCCAACGTCAATCTCTGTCAGCTTCGAAACTTCAGCGATTGTCAGGCCTTTCTCCACACGCATTTTTCTTAATGGTGTACACATAATGCACCTCCTTAATGCGTTATACGCATAATAATGCATACGCAGATTTTGCGCAAGGCGCTTTGCGGAGAGCGCATAAATGTTTTCTAATAATGATATGAAAGTAGGTGAAAAGATTAGGCTTCTACGGAAGCAACAAAAATACACATTGAACGAGCTGGCGTTGCTTGTAGATAGCGACGTAGGCAACCTGTCACGTCTTGAACGCGGAGTTCAGGGGTATAGTGATCAGCTTCTAAGAAAGATTGCAAAAGCCCTTGATGTTCCTGTGGCTGTACTATTCTCTTCCGATGAGTTAGAAAATACTGTAGATTCATACAGTGTAGATTCCCTCAATCATCGGGAGGAAAAGGATGTGTATAGAGTTGATGTTCTTAACGTTTCTGCCAGTGCAGGTGATGGTGCGCCATCCAAAGACCTTGTTGAAGTGGTTAGATCAATTGAGTACGACATTGATCAAGCGAAATCTATCTTTGGAAACATCCCGCAGCGTTCCGTTAAGCTGATTAACGTTCGAGGAGATAGCATGCAGGGAACCATTGAGCCAGGAGACCTCATTTTTGTGGATATCCGCGTTAACTATTTCGATGGTGACGGTATCTACGTCTTCGATTTCAATGGCGATACGTTTGTTAAGCGTCTGCAGAAGGTTAAGAACGACCTCTTTGTCATATCTGACAATCCAAAATACCGGGAATGGTCGATCAACCAGGAAGAAGCTGCAATGCTTCACGTCTCAGGCCGGGTAATGCTGAGCCAGTCACAACAATTCCGTAGACACGGATAAACCCGCCACACCCTTAAGAACCCGCTTATGCGGGTTTTTTTGTGCCTTCTGCAAATCCATCCAAAATTTTTATTCCTTTTTGAATCATACGCATAAGTAATTTTTAGCTTATTTGCTTCCATTTGCGATAAATATGCGCTTGACGCATTTGCGCTTAACGCATACATTTAGCCCATCAGCAGGACGCTGGTAGCCAAACGGAACTGATTGGCAGCTCTTTAACAAGATGACATGGGGATGATTCGTCCCCGCCAAAGGAAGTTGCTTTGGGATTGGATGAATGCCTGCGCCAACAGGCTCAAGTGCGGGAAATAGCTACCTGGGCAATACAGGCTACCGTAGTGAAAGCGAATAGCTGTAAAGGCTAACGGTAAGACCCGTTTGATGCTGGTGAATTGACACCCTACCCCGATTACGGGATGTCGTGAAACTTAGGCTGGTTTGAGTCCAGTTAAGCAGGAGAAAGGCACCTGCCATCCAATCACCAAAGCAACCACTGGAGGTATCCAATGAAAGCCAGAGAGATTCGTAAACTCGAACGTGCTCGCCAGCACAAAGAAATTAAGCAGTATTCACAAAGGATTGACCGTGCATTTTCACGGCTATCAGAAGGCTGCAGTAATCGCGTACTCCGCGCCACTTCGCTCGGAAGTCTGCGCGATAAGAAAGAGCAGGAAGAACAGCAAAAAACTAACCGCCTGTACTACAGCAAGCCAACCCGTGAAATGGGAGTTACTTGTGTAGGACGGCAGAAAATGAAATTAGGCAGTAAGCCACTGTATGAGGTGAAGTATGGAAGAGGAACTTGAAGAGTTTGACGAGCATCCACAGGATGACATGAGCCAATACCAGGACTATCCATATGACTATGACTATTGATACTAATCAATGGTGCGGTCGCTATGTGAAATGCAAAGGCTGCAAGCTTAATGCTGAATGCATGGTTAAACCTGAGGAAATGGCTCTTGTTAGAGAGGATGGAAAGATTGTCGATAGATGGGCAATAAGAACCACGGCAATGATTGCCAGGGAGCTGGAGAAACTGAAGGCTGCATAGTCGGCCTTCTTTTGGCATCAAGCCACAGAGGTGAATATGAAAGATACAAGTGGACCAGCATTTCCTTATTCAGGAGTGCACAAAGGAAGCGATATGAACTACATCATCGATAACCATGGTATGACGTTACGTGATTACTTCGCTGCAAAGTTCATGCAGGGGATTTGTGCAAATACAGACAAGCTTTATGACGACGAACCACTTGCTAAAGAAGCTTATGCGATGGCAGACGCAATGCTCAAGGCTCGGGAGGAGTGATGATTTGCCAATCATGCGGTGGTCAGGTTGTCTGGAAGGGCTCATGGCCAAACCTGACTCATACAGAATGCGAGTCATGCGGCGCAGTGAATAACCGGGCGGTTGATGAGCCTGATGAAAGCGATCAAGAAAGCGAATAAGCACCTATAGCAGATTTACGAGTCTGCTATGTGAGCAATATCGCTCATAACCATGACAGGAGACGAAGAACTGTCTGGTTAGATTGAGAAATCATCCCTTGATAGTCTTGCCGCTCTATATGGGCGGCATTCTTTTTTCCTCATACCAATAACACTTCATGCGAGGTGTTTTTGTTATGCCTATAAACAGGAGGTTATATGAGTGAAGTGACAGATTTAGTTGTAATTGAAAAATCAAATGCAATGGCAGTTTTCAAATCATCTGACCAGATTGAAGACATTTTACAGAAAGTGGAGCGTGAAGTTATGTCCTTTGTACCTGATGTTACTACGGCAAAGGGCAGGAAGGAGATCGCTTCTCTGGCATATAAAGTTGCACAGACAAAAACCTATCTTGATGGTCTTGGCAAAGACCTCGTTGCTGAACTGAAAGAGATTCCAAAGCTTATCGATGCAAATCGCAAGACAGTTCGCGATCGACTTGATGAGCTGAAAGAGAAAGCACGTCAACCATTGACTGATTATGAAGTCGAGCAAGAACGCATTAAGCAGGAAGAAGAAGCTAAGCGGGCGGCAGAAGAGCTAGCCAAGAAGATTGAATCCGATCATGAAATGGCTTTGCTGATGAATGACGCTTTCGACCGTGAGTTAGCAGAAAAGAAAGCTGAACAGGAACGCCAGCGCATTGCACATGAAGAAGAAATTAAACGGCAGGCAGAAGAACAAGCTAAGCGTGATGCTGAGGAAAAAGCAGCCGCAGAAATAGCAGCAGCCAAGAAACGCGAAGAAGAAGCCATTGCTGCAAAAGCGCATGCAGAGCTTCTTGCTAAGCAGGAAAAAGAAAAAGCTGAACGCGAAGCCAAAGAAGCGCTTGAGAGAGCAGAGCGAGAGAAGCAGGAAGCTATTGAAGCTGAGAGAAAGAAAGCTCAGGAAGAGGCAGATCGCATTCGTCGCGAAGCTGAAGAAAAAGAAGCTGAGCGCCTAGCAGAGGAAAAACGAATCAAAGATGAAGAAGAGCGCAGAGCAAAAGATAAAGCGCATCGCAAAGAAGTGAATAATAAAATTCTCGCAGACCTCATCAAGGCCGGAGCAAGCGAGGAAGTAGCCAAAGACATCATCACCGCAATCGTAAAAGGCGAAGTCTACGCCACTCGCATTACTTACTAATCACATCAAACAAAAGGAACCACCCATGATTTACGCAATCGCGGGAGGCGCTCGCATGGGTGCCTTCCAACTAACCGAATCACTACTTGACCGTATAACTCGCAAATTACGCGCAGGATGGAAGCGCCTGGAGGATGTATGTCGCTCAGTATAAATCACAACAAACTCAAGGCAGCGCAAAGCAAAGCTGTTATCGCTCGCTTCCTCGGAGATGGACGAATGTGGAAAGAGGCTCATGAAGCCATGAAAACGGCAATCAATCATCCGTGGTACCGCAAATCATGAGCATTGCAGATACCTGGTCAGAAGATGCGTTTATTCGCCTTATGAAAGATTTAATCGGCAACGAAGGAGATATCCATGGAGCCAGCAAGAACAGTGAAAGAGAGCCAGTTACAGAGACGAATTCACACTCAGAAGGCTCTCTGGTATCGCCACAAAGGTGATCGCAATGGGATGCGTGTATTCCTCAATATGTCGAGATTAGAAGTGTTAAATCAGCGTTATTTTCTGGGCGGATGCCCGTTCTAAAAGGTAAATACCATGAAATTCGAAAAAGCCATGAGGAAGAAAGCCAAGCTACGGCTGGCACTTACCGGGCCTAGTGGTTCAGGAAAGACATACAGTGCATTGCTGGTTGCCAAAGGAATTGGTGGAAAGATTGCTTTCATCGACACAGAGAAAGGAAGTGCATCGCTTTATTCTGATATTGCTGATTTCGATGTGCTGGAACTTGAACCACCATTCTCTCCAGAGCGATTTATTGAGGCGATCAAATCAGCAGAGGATGCGGGATATGATTCTCTTGTCATCGATAGCATCACCCACGAATGGGGAGGTGTCGGCGGATGTCTGGAGTTGGTAGACACCATCGCAAAGGCTAAATATCGGGGCAATAGCTGGTCAGCCTGGAGCGAAATTAACCCGAGACACCGCCTGTTCCTCTACGCAATTTTGCGTTCGCCTATGCACATCATCGCCACCATGCGAAGCAAGACTGAGACGGCTCAGGTTGAAGAAAATGGTCGCAAGAAAGTTGCAAAGCTTGGCATGAAGTCAGAACAGCGAGATGGCGTTGAATACGAGTTCACTACCGTTCTGGATATCGCTCATGAAACGCACCATGCGATCGCCAGTAAAGACCGTACAAAACTGTTTTCAAACTCTGACCCGGTAATTCTCAGTGAAGAAACAGGCAAACAGTTGCTGAACTGGCTGGAGTCCGGCGTAAACCCTCACGAAGAAACACTCAAATCATTCGTTGATATGGCAGGTCAAGCTCAAGGTATTGACGAGCTTAAGCCTCTGTTTGAAGAAGCGTGGATATCTCTACGCGGTACAGAGTATCAGTCAAAAGCAAAAGAGGTTTACGACGCTCGTAAATCAGATTTCGAACAAGCAGACAAGGCGGCATAAATGGCTAGCAGAGGTGTCAACAAGGTAATTATTTTAGGTCGATTGGGTCAGGATCCGGAAGTGCGCTATGCGCCTTCTGGTGCTGTATTTGCCAACATGACCGTAGCAACATCGGAACAGTGGCGAGACAAGCAAACAGGAGAGCAGAAAGAGCAAACGGAATGGCACCGTGTAGTAGTCAGTGGGAAGTTGGCAGAAATCGCGGGTGAATATCTCAGGAAAGGTTCGGAGGTATACCTGGAAGGAAAGTTACGAACTCGAAAATGGACAGATCAGTCAGGTGTCGAAAAATACACTACTGAGGTGCTCGTTGGTGTTCGTGGATCGATGCAAATGCTTGGCAGTAAACAGGAAGGAAATCGCCAGTCAGCACCACAACAACAAGGAAGTCAGCAACAGAGCACATCATCTACCAACAACGCGCCACCGATGGATTTTGATGATGATGTGCCATTTGCACCAGTAACACTCCCATTCCCTCGCCACACAATTCACGCAATTTAATCAGGAGTCTCAAATGCCAGCGCCTCTATACGGGGCGGACGACCCGCGCCGGTTATCTGGTAATTCCGTATCGGAGGTGCTGGATAACTTCAGAAAGAACTACGACCTGATTATGGCTATGCCACAGGAAACGAAAGCAGAAAAGGAACTTCGGCATCTTACCTGGCTTGCGGAAAAAGAAGAACGCGAAGCTATCTACCAGGCATCAATCCGTCCGTTCCGCAAACCACTAGAGAAATTCAAAGAGTCCATCGACCCACGCATGGTTGTTCGCTATGGACGCTACGGCAACAGACGAGATGACTGAGGAATTCATCATGAAACTGAACATCGACTTAGGTAAGTACGTTATTACCGGAACAAAACATGACCTCATTCTCAGTGAGAAGAAGAAAGTAACCGACGAGAAAAGTAAAAACTTTGGAAATGAGGTGCTCGTCCGTTGTGGTTACTACAGCAAGTTTGAGCATCTGGTTAAAGAACTCTTCCATCGTGAAATCCTCGCGTCTGAAGCGCAATCATTTCAGGATTTACAGCAGCATATAGAAACGCTTGCTTACGCTAATATGGGTGAGCTTCACCTTACCTGTTTATCAGAGCCAATGGGTGATGCGGTTATTCCGCTATACGCCGCCCCGCAAGCGCCGGTATCTGTGCCCGTAGCTCTGAATCGACTGCGCTCCATAGTGGCTGACCCAAGAGCTTTACCGCGGCGCAAGGAGTGGATTAGTGGGCAGCAATACAGCTATGTGCTTCTTGAAAACGTAGAGGCGATGGTAGATGACGCCTGCCGCGCCGCCATGCTTCAGGGTAGCCAACCTGTAAGTAATCGTGATGAGTTGCGCGATGCCGTGGAAACCATTCGCAACTCTGGCATAGCAATCGACGCCGAGAAAATTCTTGCAGAGCGTGATGCTCTCAACACTCCAGATTGCTGGTGCAGAACCTGCCGACCAATAACCCTTACTGATATGCGCTTCGTCGTTTGCCCTGAATGCGGAAACAAGCGCTGCCCGCACGCCAATGACCACAGGAATGATTGCACTGGAAGTAACGAGCCAGGTCAGGCAGGTAGTGCGTACCCAGCAGCACCGCAGCAGGAGGCTGAATGATGGTTAACCTGCAACTGGCAGTTAACGGTGAATACTTCGACCAGATGAAGTCAGGCGAGAAGACAGAAGAGTATCGCCTGGTTAATCCGTACTGGGGCCGCCGCATTCATGGTAAGGACTATGACCGCCTGATTATCACTCGCGGTTATCCGAAGCGTGATGATGCAAGCCGACGAATCAATGTCCCGTATGACGGTTACGAAATCAAGGTGATCACGCATCCGCACTTTGGACCTGACCCGGTTAAGGTGTTCGCGATTAAGGTGAATATCAATGGCTAAATCCCCAGCATAGCGCAACTAACAAACCTCGCACAGTCGAGGTTTTCTTTTATCCGGAGTCCCTATGCACCTTAACCCTGTGACGCTCGTCATCATGGCTCTTATTGCATGGATAGCTATCTCTTCACTCGCAAATCAATCAGAGGGCTTGTTATGGCTAAATTTGCTGTGGGCGCGTTAGTACAGCTTAAGTCTGGAGGCATCAGAGGGATGGTTGAGAGCCAGATTGAGCCTGATAGCGACCATCCGAAGTGCTGGTGTAAATGGGATGACGGCAACTACTCGGTGCATCACGAACACGAACTTCGTGCGGCTTCTGTTGATGAGCCTCGCGTGTATAAGAAATTAGCGTAAGGAGATGGATTAATGTCAGACCAGAGCAAATATTACGATTACTACATGGTAGAAGGTGATGATGTAAAAGCGCTCATCAAGTCATACGATACGATTCGAGACAAACGCAATGCATTACTTCCGGATGCGGTTAAAAAGGTAGGCGCTATAGCCTGGACTACAACCAGTAACTGGGGTGGTGGTGGCGGACTCTTAGAGAACTTCGTTTGGGAAAAGGACTTCAAATTCCCTTGTCCGATGACGATTAAAAGAGAGGATTTTTTCGATGGGAAGCGCGTCGTAATTGCTCGAGGGAAAGGAAATACTAAGGAAGGTCGAGCATATAACAAAGAGCTTGATGCAGTGCGGCAGGAGGTTAACCAAGAATTGAAGTCTTTGCCTGAGTGGCCAGATTTCATCATTAATCACTATGGGATTATGCGAACTGGTATAGGTGGCAAATCAGGAAATGGATTCGGGTTTGCCATGCTCTCAACTCATGGTGGCAGATATCCAGGGCGCGATGATGCGCTTCTGTTCAGAATCCCTAACGATAAAAGCGAAGACCACAGTGCTGTAGTCATACCAGAAAACTTCAAGAAAATGACGTATGGGCAGTTTTACGACATCGTGAACACAGACAACTAGACCGCCGCAATGGCGGTTTTTTTTGGAGATAGATAAATGGGAAAAGTTACTTTTGTAGTTGAATTTAAGGATGGTGAAGAACCCGCCGTCAATGGTGGCACTGAGATTCTTGGAGGAAGATTATCCGCAGTGTTGTGGAGTGATTACCGAGAAGATTACTTTTCTCCAGAGCAGAGAGATATTGTCATTGAAGCACTCAATGAACTTACCAAAGAGGAAGTTGATGCAGACTGCCACGACGAAATTATCAACAAAGCTGAGTTGCTGACATTCTGACGGAGTAACCATGGAATCACACAGCCTCACACTCGATGAGGCCTGTGCATTTCTCAGGATATCCAGACCTACCGCTACCAACTGGATACGCACAGGCCGCCTTCAGGCAACACGCAAAGACCCCACCAAACCAAAGTCCCCTTACCTCACTACTCGTCAAGCCTGCATTGCGGCGCTTCAGTCTCCGCTGCATACTGTGGAGGTGAGCGCGGGTGATGCACATAAAGAGGATCGCAAATGTCCATCTTCCGCAGAGGTGAAATATGGTACGCCTCGTACTCGCTCCCGGGCGGGAAGCGAATTAAGGAATCTCTTGGCACAGCGGACAAACGGCAAGCGCAGGAGTTGCACGACAAGCGAAAAGCCGAACTCTGGAGAGTAGACAGACTCGGTGACTTTCCTGATGTGACTTTTGAGGAAGCATGTTTACGCTGGATTGAAGAGAAATCAGATAAGAAGTCGCTCGATACGGATAAAGGCCGGATGGGATTCTGGCTTGAGCAATTTGAAGGAGTGAGACTGAAGGATATTACTGAGGCAAGGATTTACTCAGCAGTCAGCAGGATGCATAACCGGAGTCATCTGGAGATATGGAAGGCAAAGGTGGCAGCAGCCAGGAAGAAAGGAAATCCAGACCCGGATTATGTTGCTAAGCCTGTAACAACCTCTACCAAAGCCAAACATCTTGCACTGATGAAAGCCATTCTGAGAGCGGCAGAACGCGACTGGAAATGGCTTGAGAAAGCACCTGTCATCAAGATACCGGCAGTGCGCAATAAGCGGGTTAGATGGCTGGAGAAGGATGAAGCAAAAAGGCTGATTGATGAATGTCCGGAGCCGTTAAAGTCTGTCGTCAAGTTCGCGCTGGCAACAGGTTTACGGCGTTCGAACATCATCAATCTGGAGTGGCAACAGATAGACATGCAGCGCCGGGTGGCATGGGTTAACCCGGAAGACAGTAAATCAAACAGAGCTATTGGCGTAGCGCTGAATGATACCGCATGTAAGGTTCTGCGTGACCAGATAGGTAATCATCATAAATTTGTGTTCGTACACACAAAGGCAGGAAGAAGGCCTGATGGTTCTGTCACTCCAGCAGTCAGGAAAATGAGAGTCGATGATGGTCGTGCATGGAAATCGGCATGCAAGAGAGCGGGGATTGAAGATTTCCGGTTCCACGACCTGAGGCATACATGGGCAAGCTGGCTTATTCAGTCAGGTGTACCGTTGTCTGTTCTTCAGGAGATGGGTGGATGGGAGTCGATAGAAATGGTGCGTAGGTATGCCCACCTCGCGCCTAATCACCTAACCGAACATGCGAAGCAAATTGACTCGATTTTTAACGATGATGTCCCAAATATGTCCCACGAGGGAAATATGGAGGCTGGAGGAAATGGTTAAGTCGTTGATTTATAATGGCGCCCCCTACAGGATTCGAACCTGTGACCGACGGCTTAGAAGGCCGTTGCTCTATCCAGCTGAGCTAAGGGAGCATTGAACAGCAATGCGGGTGATACAAAACTGGTCGGTATTATACGTTCACAACCTTAGCGGTCAATGGCTTTCCTCTCAACTGCTTGAGTTATGAGCATCCCGTCTGTGTGCAGGGCAAATCCCCTTCAGATAACCCTCTAAAACAACGCCAATAGTAAGCGGTAACTGACAACCGCCTTCACTTCTGACAAAATAGCGCCATCCCCTTTGACGTGAAGTAACAGATGGAATCCTCTCTCTGATGGCAGCAAAGATTATTGACGGTAAAACGATTGCGCAGCAGGTGCGCTCTGAGGTTGCTCAAAAAGTTCAGGCGCGTATTGAGGCCGGGCGTCGAGCTCCTGGCCTGGCGGTAGTGCTGGTAGGCAGCAACCCGGCTTCGCAGATTTATGTGGCAAGCAAGCGTAAAGCCTGTGACGAAGTGGGATTCGTCTCCCGCTCGTATGACCTGCCGGAAACCACCAGCGAGGCGGAACTGCTTGAGCTGATTGATACGCTCAACGCCGACAACACTATCGACGGTATTCTGGTGCAGTTGCCACTTCCGGCAGGCATCGATAATGTCAAAGTGCTGGAACGAATTGATCCTGATAAAGACGTGGACGGTTTCCATCCTTACAACGTCGGTCGCCTGTGCCAGCGCGCCCCGCGTTTGCGCCCCTGCACGCCGCGCGGGATTGTCACCCTGCTCGAACGTTACAACATCGATCTCTATGGTCTGAATGCGGTCGTGATCGGTGCCTCTAACATCGTGGGTCGTCCCATGAGTATGGAACTGCTACTGGCCGGTTGCACCACTACGGTGACCCACCGCTTCACCAAAAATCTGCGTCATCACGTTGAGCATGCCGATCTGCTGATCGTTGCCGTCGGGAAACCGGGCTTTATTCCAGGTGAGTGGATCAAAGAAGGCGCTATCGTGGTTGATGTCGGCATCAACCGTCTGGAAAATGGCAAAGTCGTCGGCGACGTGGTATTTGAAGACGCTGCCGCACGTGCCTCGTACATTACGCCCGTACCGGGCGGCGTGGGGCCAATGACGGTCGCCACACTTATCGAAAACACGCTACAGGCGTGCGTTGAATATCACGATCCTCAGGACAATTAA